AACACCAATCGACAAGCTCGGCCGCCGCGAACCGGCTCGTTGTGCCGTGGGCAGGGGATTACGTCATGGCCGCGAACGGCGGCGCGGCGCTCCTGGTCTACGACGCGACCGATAGCCGGTGGCGTGTCGTCTGACCGTCCCCACATCCCTTACTGTAGAGTCACAGCGAGTAGCGCACTATGCCGATGTCGCCCCGACTTCTTCGCCCCAGGGCCGCAGGCGGCGACTCCGACGTTCAGAACTACATCGCCGCCGTCGAAGCCGCTGACGGGCAGCCGTTGGAGCAGGCCGTCAAGGACGCCATCCGCGACTTCATCACCGGCTGCAAGACCGACAACATCTGGTCGGCCATCAAGGCGTCCTGCGTCCTCATTGGCGCTCGCACGCTCTCTGGCGCGTTGACGCCGCTGGTCGGCGTGGCCCCGACGAATAACGGGCCATTCCTCTCGGGCGACTACAGCCGCAAAACGGGCCTGATTGGCGATGGATCAACAAAATATCTGGATAGCAACAGGAACAACAACGCCGACCCGCAGGACAGCAAGCATCTGGCGGTATATGCAAGCCAGAGAATCTCAGACACCGCTTCTGGGGTGGCTTACTTCGGAATGAGCAACTCCAATGCTGGCGGCACTTCCAGTATTGCCGCACTGACCAATCAGCTTGGCTTAAGAGTCAATTCGACCAGTGGCACCAATAGCAACTACCAAAACGAAAACGGTTTCATTGGGTGTTCAAGAAACCTTTCCGCTTCATTTGGGTGGCGAGTGAACGCAGGCAATGGAACCTTGTCGAATACCTCTGCGGCGCCAGCTTCCGCCAATTTGTGGGTGCTTGGTCGTTTTGGTTTTTCTCCAGCCCTTGCCAGAATCGCGTTTTACAGCATTGGCGAGCATCTTGACCTCTCGCTGCTTCGGACGCGCGTTGACACGCTCTACGCTTCCATCGGAGCGGCACTAGCCCCCACCTACGCCGACGCCGACGTAAACGCCTACATCAACGCAGTTGAAGCCGCTGACGGGGCGATACTTGAAACCGGCGTCCGCGATGCAATCAACGCCTTCATCACCGGCTGCAAGGCGGATGGCATCTGGTCGGCCATCAAGGCCAGTTGCATCCTCATGGGCGCTCGCACGCTATCCGGTGCGTTGACGCCGCTGGTCGGGTCGGCACCGACGAACGTCAATTTCGTTAGCGGCGATTACAACCGGAAGACGGGCCTGATCGGCAATGGATCAACAAAATATCTGGATAGCAACCGGAACAACAACGCCGACCCGCAGGACAGCAAGCACATGGCTGTTTACGCCACCGCTTTGTTGAGTAGCGGCGGGCCGTCGTATATCGGGACAAACAACGCGAGCGGCGTCGGCAACTCGCAAATTGTGGCGTCAACAACGCAGCTTGGGTTCCGTTTAAACCAGTCCAGTAGTTCTCTGAATAATTACACTACGGAAACTGGTTTCATTGGATGCTCGCGAAGTCTTGCGGCGTCGTTCGGGTGGAGAGTCAACGCAGGATCAGGCACTATTTCCGCTTCGACCACTACGCCTGCGGCTGGGAATCTGTGGATATTTAATCGGATAAACGACACTCCATCGAACGCGCGAATTGCGTTTTACAGTATTGGCGAGCATCTTGACCTCTCGCTGCTTCGGACGCGAGTTGACACGCTCTACACTGCCATCGGAGCGGCCATCCCATGACGCTTGGCGATCTCACTCTGCCGATCAGCTACGAATCAGCACGCCAGTACGCGCTGGTGTTCACGCCGCAACTCGCGGGCAGGCTCGCGGAGTTGCATGGCCTGCATGGGAGTAACAAGTGCCGCCCTGTGCCGCGAGTGCTGGTTGATGGGCGACTAATGCTGTCGGCGGATGTGCTGACCGAGATCGAACCCGGCGGGCTGCTCCACGCTATGTGGGAAGCGGCGGATAAGGCGGTGCTGAACGCTGCGGTGGAGGTGCTGCCTTGGGCGGATGCCGTCGCGTTGCTGCCACCCGATCCGCCAGAGCCTACCGCCCCTGCGTCCTCGCCCACGCTCTCGCCCACCGCAGCCCCGTCGGGCGGCGGGACGCTCGCTCCCGGCGTGGCTCCGTCGCTGGGTGGTGCGATTCGCCGCTGACGGCACTACACCCACAGTGAAAGGTCGTGCATATGCCGGCACGCATCGAGCCAGGAATCCGCCGGAACGCTGAGCGACGAGGTGACGGTCCGGCGTGTACGGTCAAGGTGATAGCCATGCCGCAGCGTGGAGGAGCCTGGAGTCCTCGTCGGCCTCATAAGCCGAAGACCGCTGGTTCGAGTCCAGCCGCTGCTATTCCGACTGGAGCACCGAACAGCGATGCGAACGCCGATCACTGCCAACCACTTCGTCGACGACGACGGTAACCCAGCCGGTGGCACCACGTTTGGTCAGGGCTTCTGCATCGGCTGGCAGAACGGACCGCTCAGCCGCGGCGATGAGCGGCGAGAGCCAAACGGTGCATTCGTCGAGGACATCATCGCAGCCGCAGTCGATCGCCTTGTCTTCTACCAGCGGTCGCGGTTCTTTTGCCACGCGAACGCGGTCGCGATCGAGCACCTGCATGCGGCGCTGGGCGAGCTAAGGGGCCGCACGGCTGAGCGCGAGCATCGCGGCGTCGAGGGCACCCATGCCGTTTGACGGCCCGCGACAGAGCAGGGAGTGCTACTGATGCCGAGGCGAGTGCCGTGGTCACATGGCAAGTGTCGCCGACCGAGCCGACCCAGCGCGGCCAACCGCGGGTACACGGATCGGCGGCATCGTGAGTTCAGGCTCGCGGTCCTCAGGCTCTACTCCTGGACGTGCGTGGATTGCGGCCGCGTCTGCACCGACAAGCGAGAGGCTCACGCCGACCACAACTCGCCCATCGTGCCGGGCACGGACTACTGCGAGAACGGATGCAGCAGGTACGACGTGAGCAATGGACGTTGCCGGTGTGCGAAGTGCCACAGCAGGAAGACGGTGCGCGAGAACAGCGACGGAAAGGGGGCTGGGTATGGTGTCTCTTAGCCCATCGGCTGGCTCGCCCAAGGCGTGCTACCAATGCCGACAATGTGGGAATGAGTTCACTCGGAAGAAGCCGTCTCCAGCGCGAGCGGCCAACGGCGAGCGGTGCCTCTATTGCAGCAGGCAGTGCTATTTCGATGCCAAGAAAGCCATGGCAATTGCTGCTCAAAAGAAGCGAGATGCGGCCGGTGGAGGCGCAGAGTTGGCGGCTAGCATCGGAAACTGGATGCATCAGTGGGATCGGCTTCACGGAAGGCATTTGCCACCAACTCCCATAGCGTTCTGCAAGCGATGCTCACGGTCCTTCAGCACATCTGGGCTGCGTGGACGCAGGGCATCGTATTGCTCTCGCGAATGTTCGTTTGCCGAACGGAAGGAGCGACAGTGTTTCGCGTGCGGAGAGACGGTTCTGAACGCGGCTCCTGTTGCACGGGCGTGCTGTGAGGCGTGCAAGAAAGATGCTGCTCTCGTTGCCAGAAGAGAGTGCCGGCGGAGGACGAGAAGGCTGGTTGGAAACCACAGGCGTCGGTGCCGAACCTACGGAGGCCGTTTCAATCCGGCAGTCACACGCCTCGCTGTGTTCAAGAGGGACGGCTTCTTCTGCCACATATGCGGCCAGCAGACAAGCGAGGAGTATCGCCATGATGACCCGCGGTCTCCAACGATCGACCACCATCCCATACCACTGAGCAAGGGTGGTGATCACGACTGGCACAACGTGCGGTGTGCCTGCTCTCGGTGCAACGCGATCAAGTCTGACAGGATGGAGGATGAGACATCCCATGCCCCCCAGGCCCCCTCCAGATGTTCAGAGGACCCCCAGATTACAAACCACCCGCTTGCCGCAGAGGGGCGCCCGCAGGTTTTCGGAGGGGGGGGTTCGACATGACCACCGCCGTGCGAAACCGTGTCCTGAGGCTCGCCAGAGTGCGTGCGAGCGACCTGGTGCCGCACCCGCGGAACTGGCGGGCGCACCCCGAGAAGCAGGCGGCCGCGCTGCGGGGGATCCTGGCTGAGATCGGCTATGCGGACGCGCTCCTGGCCCGGGAGCTGCCGGACGGCCGGCTCCAGCTCGTGGACGGCCACCTGCGGGCCGAGACGACCCCGGACATTGAGGTGCCCGTGCTGGTCCTCGATCTCACCGAGGCGGAGGCCGACAAGCTGCTGCTCTCCCTCGACCCCCTGGCCGCGATGGCGGAGGCCAATGCCGAGGCGCTCGAATCCCTGCTGCGTGATGTGGCGACTGACGACGACGCCCTGCGCGGAATGTACGACGACCTGTCCGCGGAGTGGGGCGTGGATGCCGGCGGCCAGGATGCGGTCGTGGAAGACGAGGTTCCGGAGCCACCGGCCGATCCTGTCACGAAGCCGGGCGACCTGTGGATGCTCGGAGAGCACCGCGTCCTGTGCGGTGACGCCACCCAGGCCGGCGACGTTGCGCGGGTGATGGCCGGCGAGCTCGCCCACATCTGGATGACCGACCCACCCTACAACGTCGCCTACGTCGGCCGCACGAAGGACGCCCTCACGATCGAGAACGACTCCATGCCGAACGCAGAGTTCCGGTCGTTCCTTCGTGCGGCCTTCGAGGCTGCCTTCGCAGCCCTGAAGCCGGGCGGCGCCTTCTACATCTGGCATGCCGATTCCGAGGGCCTCAACTTCCGTGGGGCCGTCCACGACTGTGGCGAGCGGGTCCGGCAGTGCCTCATCTGGGTGAAGGACCGCCTGGTGCTCGGCCGGCAGGACTACCAGTGGAAGCACGAGCCATGCCTATACGGCTGGAAGGAAGGGGCGGCGCACGAGTGGCACTCCGACCGTTCGCAAACGACCGTACTCGAGTTCGATCGCCCGTCTGTTAACGGGGATCACCCCACGATGAAGCCCGTGGCTCTCATCGCCTACCTCCTCCGCAACAGCAGTGCGCTGGACGGGGTTGTATTCGATGGATTCCTCGGATCGGGCACCACGCTCATCGCGGCCGAGCAGCTCGGGCGAAAGTGCCGCGGGATCGAGCTGTCTCCGGCGTATTGCGACGTCGTGGTGAAGCGGTGGGAGGCGCTCACGGGTAAGAAGGCCGTCCTCGCGGACGGCGACCAGGTGCAATCGCATGGGTAGGCGAGGCCCTCCTCCGCAGCCGACGGCTCTCCGCATTCTGCGGGGAAACCCCGGGCATCGTCCGCTCAACGAGGGCGAGCCGCAGCCACCTGCGGACGCGATCGAGCCGCCCTCGTATCTGCAGGGAGTGTCGCTCGAAAAGTGGCACGAGGTCGTCAAGAAGCTCGTCGACATGAGCCTGATGACCAATGCGGACATCGACACGGTCGCCCGCTACTGCGTGATGTACGAGCGGTATCACAAGTATCTCGACCAGGTGCGCCGAGGCCTGGACGTGCTTGTGATGCGCGAGGAGTCCGGTCGCGTGCGGTACATGCAGATCACGCCCGCGGCCACCATGCTCGCGAAGCTCGACGAGCAGATGCTCCGCGTCGAGCGGGAATTTGGGTTTACGCCCGCGAGCCGGTCGGAGATTCAGACGTCCCCCAAGGTGCCAAATGACCCACTTGCAGCGTTTGTCGCGCGACGCAGCTCTTGAGTGCGGGATCGACTTCTATTTCGACCAGGCCGCAGCGGATCACGCGTGCGAGTTCTTTCCGACGTTTCTGCGGCACTCGATCGGCAAGTGGGCCGGCAAGCCGTTCGAGCTGCAGGAGTGGCAGCGCGTCGAAATCGTCGAGGAGCTGTTCGGGTGGCGGCGTGTCGACAACGGCTTCCGAAGGTACCGCATCGGCTACATCGAGGTGCCCAAAAAAAACGGCGTCTTGGCCCTCGCGGCGTGACGCTGCGGGGGCCAAGACGCACACGGAAAATCGACACTGCTTGCAGGGATCGGGCTCTATCTCCTCTGCGCGGACGGCGAGTTTGGCGCTCAGGTGTACTCGGCGGCCGCGGACCGGAAACAGGCGGCGCTCGTGTTCGACGAGGCCGTGCGGTGCATCACGCTATCCAACGCGCTCGGCGTTCACCTGAAGCCGGTGCCGTCGTCCAGGACGATCACGTACCAGGCGACGAGCTCGTTCTACCGCGTCATTTCTGCCGACGCGCGGCTCGCCGAGGGACTGAACATCCACGGCCTTTTGTTCGACGAGCTGCACGCCCAGCGGAATCGCCGCCTGTGGTCGGCCCTTCGCTACGGCGGCGCCGCGCGGGATCAGCCCATGCTCCTCGCGATCACGACCGCCGGCGTGGACCGCAACTCGATCTGCTTCGAGCAGCGGAAATATGCCGAACGTGTTCTCGCCGACTGGAAGGTTGACCCAACTTTTTTCCCGTTCATCCGGGCCGCGACGCCCGAGGACGACTGGCGGTCTCCCGACACCTGGCGGAAGGCCAATCCGTCGTTCGGCGTCACCTTTTCGGAGGAAGACTTCGCGGCCGAGGCACGCGAGGCCGATTCCGAGCCGACGAAGCTCAACGAGTTCTTGCGTTACCGGCTCAACATCTGGACGCAGCAGGATTCCCGCTGGATCAAGCCGGACGCGTGGGCTGCATGCCGGGGTAATCCACCGCATTCACTCGACGGTCACGAGTGCTGGGTCGGCGTCGATTTGGCGTGGTCAGAGGACACGACCGCTGTCGTCGCGATCTTTCCGTACCTGGATTCCGCGGGAGAAACAAGCTTCGACATCGTTTCGCGGATCTATCTGGCGGAGGATCTGCTGGCCGCGCACGAGCGACGAGATGGGGCTCCATACACAGAATGGGTGAAGGCTGGCCACGTCGTGAAGACACAGGGCGGCGTGACGGACTACGAGTTCATTCGGCGCGACATCGAAGCGATGTCCAAGAGGCACGTGTTGCGGATGGTAGCCATCGACCCCCACAACGCGACGCACATCACGAACCAGCTTGACGCTGGAGGAATCGAGGTCAATCGGTACCAGCAGGGGTTTGCGGGCATGAACGCCCCGTGCCGCCTGCTCGAGACGCTCATCGCCAACAAGCGGCTGCGGCACAACTCACCGGCACTCGACTGGCAGGCGAACAACGTCGCGATCCGCACGAGTGCCGACGGATTGATCCGTCCGCTCAAGCCCGCGCCGAAGTCCCCGGCCCGCGTTGACGGGATTCTCGCCCTCTGCATGGCCCTTGGAGCATGGATCCACGGCGGCCAAGAAAAGCCCAAGCCACGCCCGAAGCCCAGGTGCCGCTGATGATCTCCCAAGGCCGCCTCATTTCGACCCCGCGTGTCCGCTCGCTCGTGAGCCGTTCGTACAGCCCGGAGACCATGCGCTGGCTCGACGACGGCGATCCGGACTCGGGCGGAACAATCTCCGCCGGCGTGCGCGTCAGCGAGCGAACGGCCATGCGGACGGCCGCATTTTTTTCCTGCGCCCGCGTGGTCACGGAGACGATCGCAACCGTCGGCCTGCATCACTATCGCAGAACTCCCGGCGGCGGCTCCGTCTTGGAGCCCGGGTGGCTCGACACGCTGCTGTCCTCCTCGATCCATCCGTCGCTATCCAAGGTTGAGTGGCTGGAGCGAACGCTCGTCAACTTCGAGCTGTGGGGCGAGTGCTACTCGCTGCTGATCCAGGGTCCGGGCGGAACGATCGTCGGGCTCGATCCCCTGCACCCGACGCAGGTGCGGTGCGTGCCCATGCGCAACGGCGAGCTTGCATTCGAGGTGATTCACGACGACGGCAGCACCGGCACGTACGGCCAGGACGATATGTTCTGGATGCACTTCATGCCGGTGACGAATCGTTTCGGGGAGCGCAAGGGGCAGCCCCTGCTCGATCTCGGGCGAGACACGATCGCGCTGTGCCGCGCGATGGAGAGGCACGCCAGCCGTTTTTTCAGCAACGGAGCCCGGCCCGGCGTTGTGCTAGAGTCCGATGCCGAGCTCGACGACGACACGTGCGAGGCCCTCCGGGAATCATGGGAGCGCATCCACCGGGGGCCAGAAAACGCTCACCGGACCGCCATCCTCGACGGGGGCGTGAAGGCCAAGGAATTCGGGGCCGCGACCAACCAGGAGTCGCAGTTCACAGAGGCCCTGGAGTTCGAGGCCGGGCGGGTCTGCTCGATCATGCGGGTGCCCCCGCACATGGTGCAGCTGTTCAGCAACCTCAAGTACGCCACTGTCGAGCAGGGCGCGATCGACTTCCGCAACCACTGCATCGCCCCGCGGTGCACTCGTCTGGAGCACGCGTTCGCCCGCAGCTTGGTTCTCGACCAGTCCACGCACTTCGTCCGCTTCCAGCTCGACGAGCTTGAGCGGGGTGACGGTGCGTCCCGCATGGACTACGAGACCAAGGGGGTGCAGTGGGGCATCAACGCGGTCAACGAGTCGCGTGCGCGAGAGGGGCGCAACCCTGTCCCTGGCGGCGACATCCACCTCGTGCCCGAGAATTACACGACCCTGGAGCGCATGGCACGGCGCGAGGCAGCGAAGCCCGAAAACATCGAGCCGGTGCTCGACCGCCTTGCCTCGGGCGGTATCTCGCCTGCCGCGGCCCGAGTGCTTCTGGCGGTGCAGAACCCGATGCTTTCTGACGAGGAAGTGGTCGGCATCATCGAGGGGGCCGTGCCCGGGGCGCAGCCGGAAGCGCCGCAGGTGAGCGTGCTGCTGCAGGTCATCGACGACGTGGCCGATGGCAAGCTGACACACGACGGAGCCCGCGCGGTGCTGGCAGTTGCGTTCCCGCAGCTCGATGCCGGGCTGGTCGATGCGATGGTCGGGGGCGTGAAGATCAGGACCGTGGACGCGGTTTCAGCGCCTATGGGCCTTCCCTCGCCGACGCCCGGGCCGGAACCCACTCCTGGAGCGGAAGATGCTCCGCAAGCGAATGCCCTGTCTACGGTGACCGACCAGCAAGCGGAGCAGCCACCGGAGCAGCCACCGGAACAGCCGACTGATGGCGACCAGCCGCCGACCGACAGCCAGGAGGAAAACACATGAACGACCACGGATTTCAGCGGCGGTTCTTCAATTTCGAGCACACGAAAGAGGACATCAAGAAGCTCCTCCGGCTGGAGAAGCGATCAATCGACGGCGTCGAGAAGGTGTACCTCTGCGCGTATGCCGTGCCGTTCAACGTCGACACGCTTGACGGGGCCGTTGGCCCGTATATCGAGCGGATCGCCCCGGGGGCGTTTTGGATGGTCGACGAGGCCAACGAGGGCAAGCGGTCGCTCATGTGCAAGGCACTGTGGAACCACAACGACGACATGCCGCTGGCTGCCTACCCGACGTCGCTCAAGCTCCTGCAGGACGACTATGGCCTGTACTACGAGCACCCGCTGGAAGACACGACGTACGCCCGCGATCTGATGACGAACATCGAGGCCGGGATCGTGCGCGGATCGTCGTTCCTCTACAAGCCCGGGAAGCAGAAGGGCGATTACGCGTGGTCGAAGGACGCCCAGGGCCGCAGCGTGAAGACGATCTATCGAGCCCAGATGATCCTGGATGTCGGCCCGTGCACGTTCCCGGCGTACGGCGAAGGCGATCTCCAGCTCCTCCAGCGATCGTTTGACCGCGAGGTACGTGAGGTCCGCAAGCGGCCTGACATGTCTCGATTCCGCAAGAAGCAGGCAGAGCTGTCGAGGCTCATTCGTGGCAGGTAGTCGCGAGAATTCACCCGGCCAGTGCACCGAGTGCGGCGCGCGAAGGCGCATCCGCAGCAGCCGCCGCATCGGCGGCGGATATCGCCTGCGGTACCTGGAGTGCCGCACGTGCGGGGCCGGTCTGTGTCGGTGCGTGGTGAAGGCCTGCGATGCGCAGCGCCGAAATTACAACACTCGTTGAGCGACGAGTGCGGGGGTCGGTCGTACGGTACAGGGACGAGGCACACGGCCTCGCTGACACACCACGCGGAGACAATACCTTGGCCGCCACCGCTACCGCCGACATCGGGATGGACACTGCCCCCCAGCAGACCGACAGCAAGAAGACCCTCGCGCTTCTCGCGCAGATCGCGGAGCTCGTCGCCGAGGCCAAGGTGCTCATCGACGAGGCCGAGGAAGCCCCCGAGGACGAGTCGACGGATGATGCCGAGGCCCGCTCGGCACTCATCGAGGACGTCCAGGGTCGGGCTTCCAAGCTGTGGAAGCAGGTGCTCCGGAATCGCAAGATCGCCAACGAGCAGGCCGAGATGCGGAAGAACGCGATCGCGTCCGCCCGTTCCGCCCGTGCCGAAGGCCGGCCGGCCAGCCGAGATGCCAGCGGTGACGCCGCTGGTGATGCGGACGTCGGCAGCGACGAGGGGCATGGTGCCGATGGCTACCAGGCCCGCTCGCGGCGCAGCGGCGATGGCGATGCCGAGGGCCGTGTGTTCGCCCGGCCGACGCGCGGCGAGATCAAGGGCTTCGGTTCCGGCGTCGACGCCGAAAAGCGAGCCTATGACGTCGGCCAGGCGGTGCTGGCGTCGTTCGCGGGCAACGCCCGGGCACGCAAGTACTGCCAGGAGCACGGCCTGCTCAAGCGGGCGCAGAACACGGACGACGACGCGGCCGTGATCCCGACGATCGTGTCGGACGAGGTCATCAAGTTCATCGACGAGCACGGCGTCTTCCGCCGGAACACGAAGCTGGTGCCGATGAAGTCTGGCGAGCAGCGGCATCCTCGGCGGCTGCAGGGCCTCAAGATGAAGCCGATGAAGCAGCTGCAGACCGCCGCGCAGTCCCAACGCGAGTGGGACGACGTGCAGTTCGTGGCCAAGAAGTTCGCCGTGGATAACCGCTACTCGACCGAGGTCAGCGAAGACTCGATCATCGAGATCGGCTCGGACACCGTATACGAGATCGGCCTCGCCTTCGCCGAAGGCATGGACGATTGCGGGTTCAACGGCGACGGCAATCCGCTGGGTGACCACCAGGGCATCAAGGGCATCATCCCCTCGATGCTCGAAGCCTACGACGGCAACCCCCGCAAGGGGCTCTACCACGCGGCGGCCGATGCCGTCGAGGACTTCGACGAGGACGACTTCATCTTCGCGATGGCTCGTCTGCCGCAGTACGCGTGGACGCCGACGCTGCGGTGGTTCTGCTCGCCGGCGGTCTACGCCGCGTCGATGCAGCGGCTGAAGTTCAAGAAGCAGGGGAACACCGGGAACGACATCACGAACGGGTTCGCGCAGCCGTTCGGCGGGATCCCGGTGGAGCTCGTCAACGTCATGGACAACGTTCTCGGGACCGATCCCGGGAAGGTGAAGTTCATCCTCGGCGATCTCCGTCTGGGCACGGCCCTCGGAATGCGTCGCGAGATGACCTACAAGACGAGCGACCAGCTGCTCATGGCGACCGACGAGGTGCTCGCCATCGCCACGAGCCGGTTCGACATCAAGGTGCACGGCACCGGAACCGACGAGAAGGCCGGCCCGATCGTGGTCATCGCGACCGCGGCAGGCGGCTGATATCCACGCTGACAGTCATGCCCAAGGGCGGGGCGGCAGGGATTTCCCCGCCGCCCCGCCGACTGCACCCAGGAAGGCGGTGACGGCGTGCTCTCTTCGTATCTCGGCTGCACCACCCGGCGATACGTGTCGCTCCAGGTAGTGACACACCCTGAGGTGGAGCCGGTGTCGCTCGGCGAGCTCAAGGCCCACTGCAAGGTCACGCACGACGTCGAGGACGGACTGCTCGTGGGCAACCTGCAGGCCGCACGTGAGTACGTCGAGGGGCGTCGGGGGCTCTGCATGATCGACACGCAGTTGGCCGTGGTGATGGACGCCCACCAGGCCGGTGGGACGATCCGGCTCCCGCGGTCGCCCCGCTCGCCCACGGAAGGCCGTCAGCTCGTCACGATGGAATCCTCCGCGAACGGAACCTCCTGGCAGGCGATCGACGCCAGCCAATTCGTCGTCTACCCATCCGCCTTGCCAGCCCTTGTCAAGTGGAGCGCGGCGGCGTGGCCGACGCCGGGGGCATCTGATTCCCTCTACCGCGTCACGTGGTGGGCTGGGTTCGGCGCCACGGGGGCGGCAGTTCCGCGGAGGTACCGCAACGCGATTCTCGCCCTGGCATCCCACTGGTACCTGAACCGCGAGGCGGTGGCGACTGGTGCCCTCGCCAAGGTGCCATTCATGGTCGACGAGCTGCTCGGCCGCAGATCGACGGAGGCCTACACGTGACGGTGGCAGCCCGGATATCGCTGGCGTCCGTGATCCAGGAGTCGTCGTCTGGCGCGTTCCCGTCGATGACGACCTACCCCGCCAACTACGAGGAGATCGTAGCCGGCGAGAACGTGCTCGTGTTCGCCGCATCGGGCGTTGTCGGCGAGGACCCGATCACGCTCGACGTGCCGTCCAAGATGACGACCGTCACCCATGTGATCATCCAGAACGAGGCGACGGTTGACGAGGAAGGCACTGCGGACGTGGCGGTATCTGGCGGGCCGCTGCCCGTGACGGTTCCGCGCGGCCAGGTCGCATTCGCCACCAACTCCGTTTCCGGGTGGGATGCCGAGGCCCTGGTCGTCACCGGCACCGCCGGCACGCCGTTCAAGGTCATCTGCCTGGGGAGGTGACCGATGCCAATGCCCACGGGCCTGAAAAACAAGCTGGTCCAGGTCGAGCGGCTCCGCGACCGGCCGACGAGGCTCGGCGAGCGGAAGAGCACCGCCGATGCCTGGGCACCGCTTGGCGATCCCGTGTGGGGCAACGTCAAGTCGGTGGCCGCGAGCGAGACGACGCAGGAAGGCCGCGTGCAGTCGACGGTCATCTACACGGTCGTCGTCAGTTCGTACGTCGATGTGCGGGCGGCGGACAGGCTCCGCGTCGATGGCCGTGTGTTGGCAATCCAGGGCATCCAGCCGCGCGGATTGCGGGACGAAGAGTGGCAGATCACCTGCACGGAAGAGGTGCAGTGATGCCGCTCAACAGCGGGAACCTGACATTCTCGGGCAAGGAAGGGTTCCGCGGCGACCGCTCGAATACGGTCCGGGTCGAGGGTGCCGAGGAAACCATCGCCCGGCTGTTTGCCCTCCCGGGCAATCTCGGGCGGAAGTACCTCCGCCGCGCGGTGTCGGCGGCGATGCGACCGATGAAGGCCCAGCTGCTGGCCAACACGCCGCAGGGGCCGACAGGGAATCTGCGGGCTTCGGTTGGCGAGAAGGTCGCGATCTACGAGTCCGGCACCGTCTTCGGGATCGTCGGATACCGCCGCGCGGTCTCCAAGAGCAACCAGAGGGGGCAGAAGGGTTTCGCCTCGCACCTGGTGGAGTTCGGCACGGGCGAGCGGCGTCCGCGCAGCGCGAGGATGCTCGTCAGCCAGGCAGGATATCGCCCTCCGGGCTGGCGCGGGGCGTGGCCGATGATTGCCCGGCGGGCCAAGCCGATGCGGGCTCGTCACCCGATGCTCCGCGCGTATCAGGCCGTCGGTGGGCAGTGCGCTTCGATCCTCGAGGCGCAGATGGCGCAGGCGCTCAGTAATGCGATCTCCGACTCAGGGGGGACGCCGTGATCGAGGCCTGGGTCTATTGGCGGCTGATTTCTGACCCGCGGACGGCCGCGTGGTTCGGGTTCCGCATCACGCCCGTGATTGGCGAGCAGGAGCTTGCCCGAAACGAGGCCGGGGATGTGCTCCCGTTCGCGACCTACCGGCTCGCGGGATCGCAAAACGAAAACACCCTCGACCTCTCCCCTGCGGCCAGCCAATCGTCGATTTCCGTCGACGTGTGGGCCAGCACGTACGAGGACGCGAAGGCCGCGGCTCGCGCAGTCACTGCGGTGCTCGATCGAGCGACGACATCCGGGTACGGCTGTAGGGTGCATGTATCGCTCGACGATGGCGAGTCCGACGACGCCGGCATACCGGTGAACGGCAAGGACAAGCCCCTGTATTCCGTGACGAAGACGTTTCGCATCCTCGACGAGGAGTGACCACAGATGCCCCTCAGTTCGCTCCCCACCGGCGGCCCGAGCATCCCTGCCGGCGCGACGAAGGTGTCGCTCAAGGACATCGATACGTCCAGCACCACCAAGAACGTGGAGGTGACGGATCTCGCGGACAGCGAGCGCAAGTACGCGTCGCCGCCGCTCAAGGACGGCGGTGCGAACACCGCCACCGCCACGTGCAGCGTGTCGGGCAACTTGAAGTCGGGCACGTCGCTCGCCGTCAGCGCGTCGAATGTCACAGAGGGTTGGATTTGCGAGGACTACGAGAAGGTGTACGAGGCCGGCAAGTACGCCACGTTTTCCGCCAACTTCTCGTACTACCCACCCGTCACGCCGTAACGACAGGAGCGCGCTGTGCCCACTACGCCCACCAACCTCGTCACCGACCGGCTGACCTCGCAGGGGTTGTCCCTCGTCGGTGGTGCCAAGAAGGTTTCGATCAAGGTCACGCGGAACGCGAACTCCACGCCCAAGCTCGACTCGTCAACGCTTGAACTTCCGCACGGCTCCGACCGCACCTACGAGGACGGCCTGACGGACAACGGCCCAAGCGGCAGCACGACCGGCACCGTGGTCACGGTGTCGGCCGAGGGCTTCGGCACGAAGCCGGCGTCCGGCAGCACGATCACGGCCGAAGGCGCGACGTGCAAGTGCATGGAGTCTCAGTACGACGACAACGTGGGCGAATTGCGCGGGTGGTCGGCTTCCTACACGTCGGACTTCTCGGCGTAGCCGGAGGGGCTGATGCCTGGCTACACGCCCACGTCGCAAGGGTCCGTCGTGTCGTTCGGCGGAGTCGCTCTTGGACGGCTTACCTCATGGCGGCTCCAGCCCGGTACCGCGAACTTTGAGGAATGGACACATGTCGGATCCACGGTCATCGGAAGCGGGAGTCAGGCCCGCGTGGTCAAGCAGTTTTTCTGCTCGTCCATCACGCCCGGTGGCGTCACGATCCGCATGTTCGGCTGCCCGCCGTTTGCCCCGTTCGACATCGGGCACAACGCAGGATTGGGCGTCGCGTGGGATGGCGGCTCGCTGTCCATCGACTCGTACCTCGAAGACTTTGATGTGACTGGCAGCGTCGGCGAATACCTCGTGGGAACGGCCCAGTTCAAGTTCTCTGGCACAGGATGGAGTACCTCGTAATGGCAATCACAGAACAGACCGTTTTTGGCGACGTCGCCAAGGGCATCATCACCGTCACGCCCCCAGGAGCGAGCAAGCCGTCCTATCTCGGATCGCCTGCGGTCGGCACGTGGGTGGAGCTCGTCCAGGGGCTCCAGGCGTTCGAAGGCAAGACGCCCGATGCGTCGTTCATCACCAAGTGCGTCGCCGCGTGCCTCGTCAATGAAGACGGCCAGCCGATCGACGACGGAACGCTGCGCTCGATGCTCGCCAAGGCTCAGCCGGCCCCCGTGCTCTGGCTCTACAAGAAGTGCTGGGACACGGTCCTGAAGGTGGACGTTCAGACCATCGGAGACATCGAAAAAAACTGAGAAGCCAGTCCGGCTTGATGGAGCGATTCATCTACCGGCTGGCTGCCCACCATCGCATTGACGACGTGGAAGGGTGGATGCGTCGCGTGTCCTTGCGGCAAATCCTCACGTGGTATGCGTTCTGGCAAGTCGAACCGTTTGGAGACGATTGGACGAGGACCGCCGTGCAGACGCTGTTCGTGCTGCGTGCCCTGGGGCAGTCCGTTGACGAGTCGTTCATCGAAAAGTTCCTGCCCAACTACGATCCCAACCGCCCGATGACCGAGGACGAAATCAACGCGGAGCTGACAAAGTTCTCGCGGCGCATGCGGAGTGAGTGATGTCCCAGATCGGCGTGGTCAACGTAAAGTTCTTGTCATCGGTCGGCGGGCTGACGTCCGGCGTCGATGCCGCGGGCAAGGCGTTCAAGGCCCTGGGCGGCGACACCGCCACGCTGCGATCGTCGCTTGCGGCCCTGAACAACATCAGCAAGCAGGGGTTTCTCGAGATCGGCCCGGTGGCCGGCACGGCGCGGGCCGCGTTCGACGGGATATCGGCCTCGGTCGAGGCGCTCGTCGTCAACTTCCGCTCCGGCTCGGCCAGTGCCGAGCAGTTCGCCGCCCGCATGTCCGCGCTCACCGCCGAGGCCAGGCAAATGGCGCAGGCCGCGTCCGAGGCTGCGGCAATCACGCGGGAGAACACGACCGCCGAGCAGGACTATTTCGCCACCCTTGACCGCGTTGCCAATGCCGTCCGCAACGGCGGGCTGGCTGAGGAGGTGGCGGCCCGTGCCCGCGAGGCTGCCTTGGCGACGTATCTGCGGGCGACGGAGGCTATCGACACCCAGGCGGATGCGCTGTCGCGTCTGGGTGGGGTCGTCGGAAACCTCGGCGGTGCGGCAGACGCCAACCCAGTTGCAGGGATCGCCGATGCGTTCGCTGCTTCGGTGACGGCATCCGACTCATTCATTGCGGCGACGACCGGCGTCGAAGAGGCTCTTGCCCAGCAGGCCGTCGCATCCGACATCGCTCGCATTGCCGAGGAGCAGCGGCTGGCGCTGGTGGCCCGCGGTGCCGAGATCGAACGCAGCGTGGCATCCGCGGCACAAGTGCACGCTGCCGCCATCGAAGAACTCGACGTCCTGCAAAACGCTGGTGCCATTTCCGCGACGGCCTATGCCGCTGCGGTGGAGCGGCAGAATCAAATCCTTGCCGAGGCTGACGGTTCGGCCGCTGCGGCATCCGCCGCCCTGAGTGACCTTGCGGCGGCACACCAGCGTGGCGCGGCAGTCACCCGTGGCAACATGACTGCCCAGGAGCAGTATTCCGCCCGCGTGGCGGACCTTCGCGACCTGCTGTCCCGGGGGGCCATCTCGCAGGAGACGTTCAGCCGGGCCGTGTCCGCCGCCGCCGCCGAGATGCGGAAGTCGGGCACCGCGGCATCGGACATGTCGAGTGGCCTTGCCGGAATCTCGTCGCGGCTCAACATCCTCATCGGCCTCGACGTGGCCCGCCTCTTCGGCTCCATCGCCTCGACGGTGTCCAACACTGTCTCGTCGTTCGTCCGTATGGGGGCGGCCGAGGCCGGCGTCATCGACCAGACGAGCAAGCTCGCCGCCCGCCTCAACGTGACCTACGGGGAGATGGCGGGGCTATCGCTCGCCGCCGAGAAGAACGGCGTGTCGATGGAGTCCATGAAGGACGCGATGACCAAGGCCGACGTGGCGTTCGTCAATGCGGCAAACGGATCGGCGTCGGCCGCGGCGGCGTTCGACCGGATCGGCCTGTCGGCGGCCCAGCTCAACGGCATGGGCACGGCGGATCGGTTCCAGGAGATCGCCAAGTCCATCGCCGCGTTGCCCACCGAGGCCGAGCGGGCGGCGGCCGCCACGCAGATCTTCGGCCGTTCCGGTGCCGACCTCTTGCCACTGTTTGCCGGTGGGGCCGAGGGCATCGCGCGAGCGAGGGAGGAAGCCGACCGCCTCGGGCTGTCGCTCACCAACGCCCAAGGGCAGGACGTGCAGAAGATGGTGTCGTCGTTTGAGACGGCCCAGAACGCCATCCAAGGCGTCGTGCAGCAGGTGACGGCGTACCTGTCGCCAGCCATCACGGGCGTGGTAGAGCAGTTCAACACGTTCATCGGCGACATCGGCGGGGCGAACATCGGCGCGATGATCGGCGAAGGCATCCTGGCAGGGGCCGAGTACCTTGCCGGCGTGGCCGATTGGCTGGTCGCCAACTTCGGCAGCACGTTTGAATACTTTTCGCAGATCGGGGCACAGTGGTCGGCGGTGGGAGACGTGCTGAATCGTGTGGGCGCGTTTCTGAGTGGCGTGTTCAACACCGCGGCGGCTGGCTTCCGGCTGGTGATCCTCGGCATTACGGGGTCGTTTGAGACGCTGGCAACCATTGCCCAGCAGATCGGCCAGTACCTCGGGTTCGACACCGCCTCGCTCGACGTGGTGGTGGCAGCGGCGAAGGGGTTCAACGACGAACTGCAAAATGGCATCAACCAGAACCTGACCGCGGCAAAGGAAGGTTTTGGAACCGCATTGTTCGGTGACGCCGAGCAGGCGGGGCAGGCGATCGCGAGGCCGTTCACGTCGGCTGTCCAAACCGCCCGCGATGCTGCCCGCCAATCGGCAGCGGCAGTTGACACCGCCAAGCAGGAACCAATCGAGATCGAGAAGACCGTCGAGATTGCCTCCATCAATGAGGCACTCAAGGGCATCGACAGCCGCTCGAGCGAAGGCGTGTCGGAGATGTTTCGGCTGATGCGTGGCCAAGGCGGCGACGTGCAGCACCGGCAGCTCGCCGCGTTGGAGCAGATCGCTGACAACACCTCCGGCGGTGACGACACCTACCCGTTTGCACTGGGCTACTGACTCATGGCTGTAGTTGGCTGGCGACGGGTGCTTGACGGCACCGGCATGAGCGGCAAAGTCGGCGAGCCGCTTCGGTTCGACGAGGCGTGGTTGATCCGCGTCGATTCGCCACTCACTCCCAAGCAGACCATCGTCAAGGCGGTTCCGTGCGGCTGGTACTCCGCGCACTGGGAAAACGCCGACTGCAAGGCGATGGAGTTCAAGCTCAACCCCCGCAACGCGGACGGCATGGTGTGGCGGCTGGACGTGGCCTTTTACCCACCGCCGAAGGAGGCGAAGCTCAAAAACGACGGCATGCCAGAGGATTTTTGGGAGCGATCCGGCGGTACGTCTACGGTCCCGGTGTTCCGCGACCGAGACAACGCAATGATCCTCAATGCCGCAGGCGACCCGCTGGAGGGCTTGCAGAAAGAGCGGGAGGAAAAAACGTGGACGCTCACAAAGTTCTACACGAGCGACTCGTGGATGGGCGATGTTGACCTCTACGCTGGCGCGACCAACAGCGACACGTGGGACGGCGGTGCACCCGACACGTGGAAGTGCGGATTTCGCGGCGCCAAGAAGCGCGAGATTCAAAACGTTGCCCGCGGCAGAACTGCCAGCGATGCGATGGAGGGAACGGGCGCCACGAGCGGTGGCACGGACGAGACGTTGACATTCGTCGAAACCGTGTGGGAGTTCCGCTACGAACAGGGCACGTGGAAGAGCATGCCGTGGGACGTGGGGTTCCATGAACTCGTGAGCGGACAGAAGAAGGTCATCCTTGGCGATGACCAAAAGCCTGTGAAGCAGCCGGTCGCACTCAACGCCAACGGCACCAAGAAGTCTGCCGGTGCGGCCCCAAGCGTGATCCGCAATGGGGCCGGCGCGCCGCTGTATCCAGTCGTGACGTTCTCGGCCAAGTTCGGCACGCCGTTCATCATCCCGGCAACCCCCGCGTGACGCATGGCCTCACCTCGCAAGGTCGCGTTCACCGAGGATGCCGCGCAGCGCATCGCGGCCGCCACGCTCGCCTATGAGCGCGGCAACCGGGACATGCCGCCGATTCATTTCCGGACGGGCGGCGATGACGGCGGCGATGAGCCGCGGCTGGGGACCATCTCTGCGACATGGAACAAGGGCTCGACGGCCACCGTCACGCAGATCAAGGCCGACGGGACCACACTATCCCCGACCGTCCAGTTCCAGGCCACCAATCATTTCGCCACAATCACGATCACCAGCGGCACGCGGAAAGTGCTCTGTGTGTTCGTGGGCGACCGATGGCTCCTCGTAGCTGCGGAGTGCTGAAGTGCTCGAGCTGCTCGCCGCGATTCAATCCGCCGATCCGCCCTCGCTCGTGCTATGGGGGCTGTTCGTGTTCGCGGCCGGGATGTACCCGGTGGGCTTCATGCTGGGGGCGAGCTGCTCCGCCTGCTGTAGTGCGCCGCCGTGCAGTCAATGCACGACCGGCGAGCTTCCAGACACGGTCACGGTCACCTTCGACGGATTTGCCGACCAGTCGCCAGGGCCTGACCTTATCTCACTGTCGTTCTCGTCCTGCTTTGGCGGTGGTGCATCTGCTCGCGTGACTGCGCCGGGCGGCGATCCAGGCACCGACAAGGGACCGATCTCTGCCGTCTCGCTCACAAGCGCCGGCAGCGGGTATGCGAAACTCGGCCGAGTGGCCCCGACGATCTCAATCAGCGGCGGCAGCGGTGCTGGGGCGACGTTCACGCCGACAGTCACAAGCAGCAATGACGCCTGCGGCATCCCGTCGTGGTCGATTGCAAGCGTGTCGGTCAAGGACGGCACGGGCTACGTCGATGGCGAAGCACTCACGGTCACGATTGCCGAGGGCGACACGGTGGCCACGGATGCCAGCGTCATCGTTCACACGACACGCACGCAGCCAACGCTGACGGCCAGTGCATCGCCAGGAAGCGGTGCCGTTCTGTCTGTCACGCTCGCCGAGAACTTCGGCAGCCCGACGACATGGGGCGTGGCGAGCGTGTCGGTGACGAATGGCGGCACTGGCTACACGGATGGAGACACGCTCTCGTTCGCTGGCGGGGCGAACACGAAAGTGAACGAAGAGGCGAGTGCGTACATTAGGACGGGGCGGTCTATTCCGACCCTTACCGGAAGCGTTGGAGGCAGCGGATCGGCTGCTTCTGTGACGCCAACGCTCACTGAATACACGGACTACTACGGCGTTTCGTACTGGTCCGTGACTGGGTTCACGATCACGAACGCAGGCACAGGATACTCAGAGTTTGATCAGGTTTTCATCACCATTGACGATGGCACCGTGAACCCGTGGGCGCCTTTCTCTGGCTACGTTTCGTCGGTGGACGAAGATGGTGCGATCACAGGCATCACCATCGACTACGGCGGCGAGTTCTACAAGGACACAGGTGTGATTCAGTCGGTCGAAATCTGGTACGGCGGCTCGTACTACGATGACGATGGCGTGCCGGCCGGCGTCACCGTGACTGGCGGCGGGCAGTATTACCGCGAGGACGCCAACGAGCCGCCGTATGTCGCCACCGTGACGGCGACGATCTCTCAGGCGTGGCCGAGTGACGGATCGGGTGGCTCCATTGTGGGCGTCGTGGAAGATGACCCAGGGAGCGAGGACTTCGGCAAACTGACTGGCCTCACGATCTCGGCGGCTGGCACCGGATACCTTGCCTACCAGTGGATCACGAACTGTATGGCACGGTTTGACGGCCGCTCGCTGGTGCTTCTGCGAAATAATGCCGGTGGAGCCGCTCCGTGCGAGTACGTTTTCCAGTGCAAGTCAGACGGGTTTTGCACAGTCGAGCGCGAGGTTGTTGTGTTGGAGTATCGCGGTGCTTCGTTGCCGCCGGTGCTAAGGATGAGAATCTTCAATCTCGGATACAACCCCCCACGGCCTGAACCTATCTTCTTTTCTGTGTCCAATGCTGGCATGGCGGCCACCACGCTTGTCACTGACTGCAGCCAGTTCGGGTCCAGCGAAACGCCGCTGCTGTTCGCTCCAACGAGCGGGCTCCCGGTAGGCGCTACGGCATCCGTTATCCCTGGCGGCGAGTATGATCCGCCTGAGACGTGCGCGACCTTCTACCAGTCGATCCTAAATGGCGTGAAGGCAACGATTGAGTGGGACGGCCAGACGTGGGAGGCGGCGGCAGGAAACCCACCTGTGGACCCTAGCAATCGAAGATGCGACGAAAGCAACGCCAACAGCCCGCCATCCGTGTGTGGCCTTGTGTCGTTGCAGTACGTCATAGCCGGCAGGTGCGGAGGCTTCGACTACGGAGGCGGTGCTGCGAACGGCCTGCACGTCAAGTTTATCGAGTGCCGCGCTGTGTGGGGTTTTGACATCCTTATGTTGCGTGCCCCTGCAAATGCCGGATCGTTCAATGGCTTCAACTTTGTAAACGCCGAGCCAATACCAGTCGATGATGACGGCTACCCGTCTGGCACGGTAGCTCTCCGCTCTGTTTCTGGATTTACCAGCGACTCGGGGCCGTCAGACATGCCAGCAACCGCCACAGTCACCTTCTCCAGGGTGCTGCCGTGATTACCTGCCACCGGATGCACATGGAGGCGATCTGTGAGCAGCGGGGCTATTCGCTTGCCTCAGTGATGCCGTGCGTGATCCGGCAGGACGGCGACCAGTGGACGATTGACGAGCGGCATCCTGCCTACCCACGGAAGGCATGGCAGCCGGTGGCAGTCGGCGACCTCGTCGAGCGTGGCCTGACGGCCATCGGCATCACGAAGGAGCGGGTGGAGAAGCTCACCCGCACCGAAGGCAAGCCCGGCGGGTGCGGCTGCGAGGGCCGGAAGAAGTGGCTGAACGACGTGGGCAACCGCGTCCAGGTCGCGATCCGCGGGCGGCTGTTGAAGGTGCGGCAGTTCTATTACGGAGTGTGATTCGCAGCGGGGCAGGTTTTCTGAAACTGGAGTCAAGGATGCCACAACGAAATCTCGGCGGCGATGAGATCACAAAGATTGCCCGCCGTCTCGCAGCCGAATACCCAGACGCACCGGCGCGCACGCTCGCCAGGCGGCTCGTGGCAGAGTGCAACGGGGCAATCACGCTCGAGCAGGCGCGCAAACGCATCATGCGCCAGTTCGGAGTCAGCGGCGAGCTCGCCAGGGAGGAGGTGAAGGCTGTGGCAAAGCGCCCCCCGAGGCAGGCCGGCGTGCAATACGCCATGCCCCCCAGCAAAGCGGAATCGTGGGAGCCGCACGACCTTGGCATCGTCGGCACCGTGGGTGTCCTCTCCGACATCCACGTACCCTACCACTCGGAAGTCGCTCTCGGGGCGTCGGTCGATCACCTGAAGGCCGTCCACGTCGACGCGCTCGTCCTGAACGGTGACACCGCCGACTTCTACACCATCAGCCGATGGACGAAGAATCCGTCTAAGCGCGACTTCCGTGGCGAGTTGAACGCGATCCGCCAGCTGCTCGCGTGGCTCCGCGGAGAGTTCCCCGCGATCCCGATCGTGTTCAAGGCCGGCAACCACGAAGAGCGGTGGAATCACTGGCTCTGGCAGCACGCCCCGGAAATCAGCAGCGAGAAGGAAATGGGCTTGGCGGCGTGGCTGCACCTCGACCGCCACGACATCGCCCTGGTCGAGGACCAACGGCCGATCATGGCCGGGAAGCTCCCGATCATGCACGGCCACGAGAAGGGAAAAGGCATCTCGGCGCCGGTGAATCAGGCCCGCGGCGCGTTCCTCCGCCTCCACCACACCGTGCTCGAAGGTCACGGCCACCGCACGAGCGGTCACTGCGAGCCGGACATGTGGGGCTCGGAGGTGTTTTGCTGGTCTACCGGCTGCCTCTGCGACCTGCGGCCTGAATACGCCCGGCTCAACAAATGGAACCACGGGTTTGCGACCGTCAAGGTTGACGCCGATGGCCAGTTCGACGTCACCAACTATCGGATCGCCAGCGGGAAGGTGAGGTCGTCGTGACGCGAAAGCGCCGCAGGCCGCGGTCATCCGTCCGCCGGATCAACATCGGAGGACGCCGATGGCGTCTGGACGCTTCGGCGCCGCTTCGTCCTCCCGCGTGCTGGGGTGATTGCGATCCCCCTACGGCAGCGCGACCGTCCATCCGCATCAGCAGCCGTGCCACGGGGCTGGAGTTCGTGGAAACGCTGCTGCACGAGTTGATCCATTCCCGGTGGTGGGCGCTCGACGAGACGGAAGTATCCGAGTTCGCGGAGGAGGCCGTCGCGGTCCTGCGGCAGTTCCCAGACGAGCTGGCCGCCATGCTGGAGGATGACGCATGACGGACGAAGAACTGGACCGCGCCGAGCAGCTCTGCCGCCGCCTCGGGCCGGCGAATTGCTGGACTGGATGTAGCGGGACGCTCTCTGCCTACACGCTCAGGATGATCAGGGAACTCAGGAAGAAACACATGAAGACGCAGGCCGGTGAGACCGTTGAGTTCGCGACAGGGGCCGTCCGATCCGGCGACGCCGAGGCGACGCGGTATGACCTGATTTCGCCCATCGGCCTGGAGGCAGTGGCCCGCACGTGCGCCGAGGGAGCCGCGAAGTACGGAGCCTGGAATTGGGAAAAAGGGATGCCTGTCCACGATCTCCTGAACCACGCATTGCGGCACATCAACCGCTACCTGGCCGGCGACCGATCGGAGCCGCATCTGCCGCATGCCGCGTGGGGGCTGCTGGCAGCGATCCACTCCGACGAGCTGTGGCCCGAGCTCAATCGTGGCACGCTGCGCGGACCGGGGTGCAAGTGCCCAGTGGATGCAGCCCCAGCACGGTCCGGATGAACCAGCCACGGCTCGCCAGCGTCACATCACCAACGTCCAGCCGGGGAAGTGCGGATCGATTCCGAAGTGACCGCACACCGCGTAGATCGTGACCGGCCCCACCCGTCCGTCGACCCTGTATGACAGCGGGAGCGGATAGGTTGTCGCCGGCTTGGGGTTGTGCCGCACGAGGTAATAGCCGGGCACGATCATGCCACGTGCCGCCTTGACCTGCATGACGTCGACGACGATGCCGTGCGGGCGCAGGAGCGAAACGAACTCCCCCCACGTCATGCGGTTGAATGACCGCTCGGGCGCCGGCTCGGTCATGCGGCCAGCCGATGCGCCCGGATCTCTACGTGCCGATTGCCTGTGTGGAGCGCGGTCGCCAGTGCTTCCGCAACTTCCTCTGGAATCACCAGCTCTCGGCCGGGCACGGAATCATCGTCCACCGACCGCCACATGGCCTCGAACTTGGGGGGCACGCGTCCCACGAATGAAGCGAAGGGTACGTTCCCGTACCGATTCGCCAGGTGGTATTCCATGATCAGGGCGTGCTCGATCTCGCTGAACAGCGATTCCATGGACGTCGCCGAAACCGCGATGTTCAACTCCAGCAGCTGAGCCTCGAAAAAGCTCTCGTCCTTCGATGAAAAGATGACTGCCCTGAGCGTGTTCATCGACATTCTCCCTATGGGCGAGGTGGCCAAACCCGGCCGCGACGCCTCATAGAAACGGTAGCTGCCGCCTGGCCGACCGGCAAGCCGGCCTCATTTCCGCGAGGATCAGTGGTCTCAGTCGCCGCCCGCCGCCCGGCAGAACGCCGGCCCGGGGCGTCACCACCACCCCCCTGCGCGGAGCGACTGAGCCTCCTCCCGGCCCACCAGCCGGCCAGCGAATCGAGCGGCGAGAGCATCGAGCGGCTCCAGGGAGCCCGCATCCACGCGAGGCACCTGGAGGAGATCGACCACCATGCTGGTGAGGTTGCCAGACAGGCAGACGCCGTCGCACATCAGCACGGCGTCCCCATCGCGGAACGACTCCCCGACGCAGCACCGCACCGCGATCACGTCCTCCGGCGTGGGCGTGCTGGCGACCATCCAGAGGCGCCGCGCCGACGGGTCCGTGACGGAGCTGGTCTGTTGCTGGTCAGTGGTCATCGTGTCACCCCCGCCCGGATCGGGGGCCAGAAGCATTCCGATCGCGACTTGCCAGCCATCGTCGCAGGCCGAATGATCGTCCGCCGCCCTGCAATGTCGCGAGCCGACGGAGGAGCAACCCCGGCTGCGGCCACCGCCTCCCGCGTCCACGCGATCGCGTCTGGGTAGGCCCGGACGAACCCGCCCTCTCCGCGGCGGTCCACGCCTGCCATGCCGTCGACACGCACGGTGTTCCGTTCGCCGGCGTGCCGGAAGACGAGGTGCAGCCCGCGCGCCGTCCGCTGCGTGAGGCCCGAGCGGATGCCGCGTGCCTCGCACTCCGCGATCGCCCCAGGGCTATCGCAGTCGACGACCGTGATGCCGCTGATTGCACCGGTGACGATCGCCGGCTCGAGCTCGCCGCTTCCGAACCAGGCCACGAGCTGCTCGTCTGTCGGGCGATGCGACTGGAATCGCTTCCAGCGAATCGCCGGCTTCTTGCCGCCGCGGAGCAGTGGGATCACGCAAAAGCCCTCCGCGGCAAGGTGGCGGGCCAGGGCCAGGCTGGTGGGTGTCATCGGCTGGACTCCGGAAAGCCGCGCACGGCCGGCTTTTCGGAAAGTATACCCCGGCGGGAATACTCGGCAAGGGCAGTGCCGTGTCTCAGGCAGCTTGCCTACTTGCGTCGACGTGGCTGACGCTTCGTCCGATTCGCGACCTTGGCCCTGGGTCTGCCCTCGGACTCTGTTCGGCAGAATGATCGCGCCGAGGCCTCGGACACGATGTAGTTACGACCGATCTGTACGCCCTCGACGCGCCCAGCCTTCACGAGCGTGCGCATGTACCGAGCCGTCACGTCCGCGAGCTTCGCGGCCTCAGGCAGCGGGATCGGGTCCTTCGGAACTGCTGGGTGAGCCATGAAGAAATCGTATCCGGCCCGCGTGGATCGTTCTACCGCCGCTCCAGGGGCCGGCGTGTGGCCTACGGTGCCGACCGTGCCCGCCCGCCGTGGCTGACGATCTCGGAGCCTCCGTACTCAACGTCGTCGGGATGGCCCTCGGCGAATCCAAGATCGTCCATGTAGTACCGAACCGCTATCTCGACGGCATCGGTGTCGGCGCAGTCGTGAATCTCGCCTTCGATCTCGACCACCACCAATCCGTCGTCTCGGAATGAGACTGCGTCCACGACACAGCCCTCTCCGAATCTCCACTTCTTGTGCAAGCACAGCAGATCGCCGACGCGCGGCACAGCGGGTAATTTCGCCCATCGTACGAGCGGCATCCATCGCGTCCCGAGGACGGAAATGCTCACGTAAAGAAGGACATCAACGCTCATGGCTTCACTTCGTAGATCCGCACGTCGTCCAGGCTCGCGAAAAAGTTGTTGGATACCAAGTGAAACGTCCGCGGCTCTGAATCCTTGAAAGAGATCGTCACGATTGCACGGAACGGCTCTGGAAGCGCCACTTCTTTTCGCACCCAGCCAGTCGTGTCGACTGTCCGCTCAACGTGGTCAAGGATCTCCTGCTGGCTGACTGCAGGCATAAACGTGACCTTGCCCATCAACTCACCTCCGGCGGCTTGCCCTTCCCGCTGAACAGCAAGTCGCCAACCGTCTGTGCTGGCCGCTTGGTTTTGGCCATGTCTCTTGCCGCCTCGTGCCACGCTCGCATGTCGTCAGTGATGACAACATCAGTCTCGGGCCTCGGCCCCTTGTGCAGTCGCTCCCACTGCTCACAGAGAGCCGCTCGCGTCTCAGGCGGCGGCTCGGGCATCGGCATCCAATGGTCAGCGTCAATGCCCAGGACTCCGCTCGTCCCCCAGTGCCATGCAATCCCGCCCTGGATGGGGACGGTGTGCGCGACCTGGCGGCCTACAGACGCGCTGTGTGCCAACACCTCGACGCCAAGCTCCGGCAGCCGCTCGCTCACGGGGATCCATTGCCTCGCCAGTTCATGCTCGGTCGATTCCATGTCTTCGATGATGCGCTGTTTCAGCGTGCCCATCACTACGCCTTCGCTGCGGCCACGGTCAGGTCTTTCAGCAGCTTTCCGATGTCGTCGTGCTCGTGGAGGCAAAGCCGCTTGACACCTGTTTGGCATGGCACCTTCAATCCCGGTGGAGCCTTTCGCAGGCGGAACTTGACGATCCATGCGTCGTCATGGCGAGTCGCCCCTACAAAAAACAACTGCAATCCGCCACGTCGGGTCCGGCCAATCTTGCGTGAGTTGAGCCGATTGGTTGCATTAAAAAACCGGCGCTGCAGCCGCAATGTCATCCGCTTCGTGGGGATCGTGTACGTCTTTTCGACATCCATGCGTCACCCTCCTTTCGCACGGCTGCATGCTACTCGCCAGTGGATGGCTTTGGAATCCTGAAAGCTGCTCGTCACCCGGCGGCTGCCTCGCGATGCCTTGTCGCCGCCCACCATCCGGATGTCAGCCCGTCCCGGAACCACTGGGCCATCGCTCCGGCGTGGCCGTGCTCCTTCGCCAGGTCGTCGGCTTCCTCTCGGCTCGGCCGTGGGAGCCCGACGCGGCCGATCACGCGTCCGACAGTGTGCCCGGCCCGCATGGCATCCTCCTCGCGCGACGGCGGCTCCACGGGCTCCAGTGATTCACGCCGCAGCTGTCTCAGCAGCGGGAGCCTCGCCAGATTGCTTTCGGGCGGTGCGATCGTGGGATCGATGTACACCTCCGTCGTCGCAACGTCGGCGTGATCCGCCAGCTTGGTCGCGTCCCCGCCGGCGGCCTTCGTATAACTGCATGCTGCCTTGCGGATCGCGTGGAATCCAAGGTACGGCACCTCCGCCTTCGTGCAGTGATCGCGGAAGTGCGCCCACAGGTGGGTTGCCGACCGGTCCCATTTCCAGACGCGTCCGCTCTGCCGCGCCCGCGACGCCAGGTTTCCGGCCAGCTCGTCTGTGATGTCGCGGACGATGTCGCGGGTCTGGCCCTTGCGGGTTTCAGCCTTGAACAGGATCGTCCGCTCAGCCACGTTCACGCACGGCCACTCGACCGCGAGCGTCTCGCCGATGCGCGTTCCGCATTGGAACAGAGCCGTGATGAGTGAGCCCCACCACACGCCGGCCGGCACACCATCGATCGTACCATTGATGCCGGCGAAGTAGGCGAGCAGTCGCTCGAGCTCGTCGGCACGTGTGGCACGTGGCACGCGCACGGGCACGCGCAGGGGTGTCGGGTTCGGCCACCGCGTCAGATACCCGCATCGGCAAGCGTAGCGCCAGAGGCAGAGGATCTGCGTCCGATCCCGCTTCGCCGTTGCCCTGCACGTATTGCGCTCTCGCTCGGCCACGAACCGCGACAGAGCGAGATCGCTCAGGTCGTCGAGACGGGCCGGCCCAGGCTCCCGGCCAGGCTGCAATGCCATGTGCCGGTCGATGTGCCGGAGCGACACCTGATAGCAGCTGATGGCCTTTGGGGATAGGTGGCGGATCGAACGGTATTCGTTCTCAAACAGGTCCGTGAGCGTCATGGTTGGATGCCTCGTGTTGGTCTCGCGGGGGGGTGGCCCCACTAAGACACTAGGTTGCGATTGGCATCCGTGCGAACTAGAGTGGAGGCGTCCGTGTGGCAGAGGAGTCTTCCCCTGTGTGGGGGAGATTACTCCGCTCCATTCAACTCAAATGGATTCTCCGGACATCCGGGGAATCCATTCGAGGTCCGTTTCAACCCTACGCTCGCGCGGGCGCAGGGTCAAAAGAAACGGTCGTATCCGTGAATGGAGGACGGAATATGGCCACGGTCGCAGAGCGCAATGTTGGAGGACGGCCGACTAGGGACCCTAGTTACTGGGGACGAAAAGTCTTGTCATTCGCTTCTCGTTTCTCTCTCACGTACGCGGACATGTCCAACGAGCTTGGGGTGTCTGCAAGTACTTTTGGACGATGGATGTCTGGGGAAGCGTGCGTTCCTGCGGTGGCTGTCGAGATGCTCGCTGATTTATTTGGAGTTCCAACAGATGAGCTTCGGACAACACCGCCTCGTCGACTGAAACGCAAGCGCTTCCACGCGTGAATGGAGGGCGGAGAATGCCCACTTCGCCGCGAAACTCCCTGCTCGTCGCACACGCCGGACCGCCCCCAAAGCCGGAATGCGGCTGGGGACGACGAGTCCTCTCTCTTGCAAGGCCGCGTGGCATGTCGCGCCGCCAGATGGCGGCGGTGTGTGGTGTCGCGCCAAGCACGTTCGGGCGCTGGATGTCCGGCGAGGTTACGGTTCCGCTCTATGCAGCAGAACTGCTCGCCGACGCGTTTGGGGTTTCGCTCGACAACCTCCGCACTCGTGCTCGAAGCGGGAGTGCCACAAAGTGACGCGACGCTGGACGGTGTGCCGCGGTGGGTGTGGAATCCCTCTTTCGCGGTAGTACACTTGTCGGAACGCATGAGCGGCCGCGACTGTCCCGCTGGCCGGGTCTCACTGCGATCTCCTCCTGGTGTCAGCATGATCAAGATTTCGTGCCCTGGGTGTGGCCGCGCGCTCAACGTTCCGGACAACGCGGCCGGCAGGACGGGGCGGTGCCCTTCCTGCAAGGCGTCGGTCAAGGTTCCGCAACGCGATAGCGGCACGGTCGAGCTGGATGACGACCCCCGTCCTGTGCCGTCGCCGCGTCCGGCTGCAACGGCCTCGCCTCCACCGATGCGGCCCGCGCCTCGACCATCGAACAGCCTCGGGATTGCGTCGCTCGTGCTGGGGTCGATCGCGTTCCTGATTTGCTGGATCCCGTTTCTGGGCCTGCTTGGAATGCCGCTGAGCGGCCTCGGGGCGATTCTCGGTTGCGTTGGGTTGGTGGCGGCTATTCGTCGATCCGGGCTCGGCATCGGGTTTCCTATCGCAGGCACGGCGGTATCGGTGCTTTCGCTCCTCGTGTGTGCCGTGGTCACCACTGCATTCACTCGTGCCGTTGAAGAAACAGGAAAGTCACGGGCAAGGGCTCAGGAGACAAACCAGACCGTTGTCGGCAAGAAGCCAGGTGTCGCCGCCGCGAATGAGCCCGACCCGCCTGTACCCCCCAGTCCGCAGCCGCAGCCGCAGCCAAAGCCAGAGGAGCAGTGGGCCAGCGCCAAAGAAGCGGTGCAGCAGGGTGATATCCGGATCCGCGTCAAGCGAGTCGCCGTCCAGAAAATTCCGCTGAGCAACCTCGGGCGATCAACGGAGTCGGAAGACGACCTGTTGGCCGTGTATCTGCAGGTGACCAATGCCAGCAAGACGAAGAAGGCGGACTACCTGACCTGGCGAGGCAAGCCGATATCGATCGAGCGTGACTCTGCAACGCTGCAAGACAACTTCGACAACGTGCTGAAGCGCATCAACTTCGGCTTTGGAACAGAGGTGGTAGGTGGCGTGCAATCAACGGAGTCGATCTACCCGGGGAAAGAAGTCGAGGACATCCTCGTTTTCGAGGCGCCGATCGATGCGACCGAGTACGTCCGGCTCGAGCTTCCGGCGGCCAACTTCGGCGGCACTGGGAACATCCGGTTGCAGATTCCCAAAGACATGATCGAGAGGTGAACCTCATTTCTTTACCTTTGTGGTAAACCACGCAGCTCCATTTCTCTGCCAGATCGGTTTACCTCGCAGGTAAACCCAAGAGGTGAGTCACACTTCCAATTCCAGCCGCTCGAAGACTTTCTTCGATGCTGCTCAATCCAGCCTGTCGTTCGCTGATACAAAGCCGTGGAACGGTTTCACGGCTGGTCGGTGTGTTCTTACGTGAAGGATCGCAACAATGGGGAAAAACGAGCAGACGTCCAAGAAAGCTGGGACTGCGGCGTCGAAGGTTCTGAATAACCCGAAGGCGTCGAAGGCGGCAAAGACTGCGGCAGCATCAGCACTTAGCCAGCGCCCCGACAAGAAAAAGAAGTGACGACAGCTGCACGAATGATCTGCCGCCTCGGCACGGCCATGTGGCCGGCGATTTGACGCCGCTCACTGGCCGTGCTGATGTGCGGCGCGACAAAAATAAAGTCGTCCGTTTCGCGGAGCAGAAACCCGATTGTCTTGATGGTCGTCGTCTTGGGCTCAACTTCGTCCTCAAACTCCCAGCCTGGGGGGCATCCAAACGAGTCGATCCACTCGATGGCAACGACCGAGTGTCCGCCGTCAAGAAAGTCTGAAAGCGAGCTTGATGTAGCCGCCTCTGTATCGATCCACGCGACAGTTCTCGCCGTTGCCTGGTCGTTCATTGGCGTGCACCCATTCCAATCTTTTCGTCGCGGTGCTCCTCGCCGGCCACCGCATGGGCCGGTGGCCGGCAAGGAGACTGGATCACTCGCCGTGGCATGACGCCTTGGCGGCACGCTTGGCAGTCCGTGCGTCCTGCCTGGCGGCCTGCCTGGCTGCGACACGCTGAGCCACCGTCGTGCGGCCGTGACACGACCCGGTCGCCCCATGGCACGTCACGGTGCCGTGGCAGCTTTCCGCAGCCGTTGCGGCTTCCGGCGACGCGCCCGCAAAGGCGACGCCGACGAGGCCGAGAAATGCCACCAGCGAAAGACACAGAATGAAACGAACCACGATCACCGTCCTTTCTTTAGAGAGGTGCAGCCAACTACAACGCAAACAACGAATCGAACTCGTCAAGAATCTGCCTGGCGTTTTCGTATGCAGCAGATGCCTCAGGCCGCGTCCTGAAATATCCAAGTGACCGTTCCCGGCCATGCCGACGAATGACCGCCTGAAAAGGTTTTTTCAGTCCACGATGCTCGTACGATTTCACGCCAGTCGCCATGTTGTCGGACGCCACCCTGTGGACGTTCCTCGCATTCAAAGCCCGGTTTGCTGGACGCAGGTTTTCAATCCTGTTGTCCAGCTTGTTCCGGTTTATGTGGTCAATGAGCGTGGGCGCGTACCCGTGCTCAAGAAACCACACGTACCTGTGAAGTGCCCAGCTCTCGCGTTTCTTTCCAAATGGCCACCCTCGAACGTATCCGTTCCTCAAGTACCAGCGCACGCGACCAACCGCCTCTCGATGCTTGTCGCTCACCAGTACGTCCATGCGAGCGCGATGAGAGTCTCGCAAAAAGCACGCACACGAAAGACATCGCAGGCTTCGGCTGTCGGATAGCGGACCTCGCCCGCAATCAACGCAGCTTTTTTTGGTACGCACGATCACCTCCCACGAATGCAGGCGAAGAACATTCCATTGCGACCACGGGCCACGCCCTGGTCCACGATGCGAATCCGGCAAAGTAGCAGCAGTTTCGAATCGCAGCGGCGGGCGTGCTCCCCATGCCGATACCCTCCATCATCCCCACGTTTCCGCCCATGTGTCGCAGCTGCCCGCTCCGTGCGCACGCCTCGGCCACGCCCTGCGCGGTCGACGTGTCAGTGACGACGCGGCACCTGCCGTTGGCGCACGGACTGCCAAGGTAGACCACTTCCTGCCCGAACGACGCAGTGCAGAAAAACCCAATCAGCACAGCCAAAACCCGCATGATGAACTCCTTTTCACTCGGGAATCGAACCACCGTCATGGATCATCGGATCCAGTTCGTTGATCGCCGCGCATCCGCTCCTTCATGATGCTGCGGCCGCCAGTGCTGGCAGCCACAAACCAGACGCGACGGCCGAATTATAGCGGTTCTTGCAAAAATGGCACATCGCTATTGACAGGTTTTTCCAGACTCGGCATAACTCGCCCCCGTGACATCCACGTGGATGTCACCGCGACGCTTCGGCGATCGCGAAAAGGAAGCTCGAGGCGAGGGACCGCCAGATGCCGAAGCACACGCCCACGCAGCCGGCGGCCCTCACATCACGGAGGGGAACCCATGCGAAATCGCATTGCGGGAATCAGCACGCAGTCGCAGGACGAGCAGCTCGACGAGGAGTCGCTACACGAGCGGATCGCGGACGAGCACTGCCGGCTGTCGGCGCTGGAGAGGCGGCGGCGGAGCCGTATGGCCAGGCGGAAGCAGGTGCGGTTCATGCGGCGGATCATGCGGATGGCCGTGCAAGGGGCCAGCACGAGGGATTGGGCAACGTAACGCGAGAGACTCGCTGCGGCCCTCGCGTCACGCATCGGGTGACCTGGATCGGCATCTCCGGAGGACAGCGGTGCCGGCAGTCCATGTTCTTCCGAGACGCGGGGGCCGCGGAGTTGTTCGCGCGGCAGCAGACGGATCGCGGAGGCGAGCTCGTCGGTATCGCAGAGATTCTTCACGACGCAGGCGGAGCCGCGTCGGACGGAGCGAATGGGCGTCAACAGGAGGACAACCCCGCAAAGCACGGTGGCTGAGCGGGGGCGGAACATGCTGGTTTTAAGCCGAAAAAAAGACGAGGAAATCGTGGTGCGTGCGTCGCGCCCGGTCACGATCGGGATCGCGGTCGTGGAGCTGCGGTCCGACAAGGTCCGCATCGGTATCGACGCCCCATCGGATTGCAGCGTCAACCGGGCGGAAGTGCAGCGGAGGATCGACGCGGAGCAGGCGAGGTTGAACGCCGGCTATTCCCTGTCGAGGAGGGGCGATCCGCCGAGGAGCGACGAGCCTGTGCGAGACGGGCAAGCCGGGCACGTTGGCCGCCTGCGGCTGATGGACGACGCGCGTGAGATTTTGGCGCGTGCCCTGCTTCGCTTCGACATGTGGATGACGTCCGGCGAAGCGATTGACCACATCCGCGATCACGGGCAGCAGCTCCTCGCAATGGCCGATCGTCTCGAACAGTTCACACGGAGTACGGCGACATGAACGGTCTGGTGCAGAACACGACACGCGACGCGTGGCTGGCTGAGCGTCGTAAGGGCATCGGCGGAAGCGACGTTGCGGCGATTCTCGGGCTGTCCCGATGGCGCACGGCGGTCGACGTGTGGCTCGACAAGCGCGGTCTCGCGGACGATCGACCCGAGACGGATGCGATGCGATTCGGCACATTGCTGGAGCCGATCGTGTTGGACGAGTTCACTCGCCGGACTGGCTACGAGGTACGCCGCGGGCTCCCGATCCAGACGAGCGATGAGCATCCATTCATGCTGGCGTCGCTCGACGGGCTGATCGAGGACGAGCTCGCGATTGTGGAGGCCAAGACCGCGCGGACTGCCGACGGCTGGGGCGAGGACGGATCGTCCGACATCCCGGTGTACTACCACACGCAGGTCGCCCACTACATGGCCGTGACGGGAGCGAAGATCGCGTACGTTCCGGTGCTGATTGGTGGCCAGGACTTCCGCATCTTCGCTGTGGAGCGCGACGACGGTTTCATTGCCGATCTGATCGAGGCCGAGCGGGAGTTCTGGCACTCACACGTGCTCACTGAGACTCCGCCTGTGCCGACGACGGCCGCGGACGCCCTGCTGCTGTGGGCTCGCGACAACGGCACGTCGGTCGAGGCCGACGACGAGCTCGCGGAGACCGTCGCCAAGCTGAAGGCGGTCAAGGCCGAGATCAAGGAGTTGGAGGAGCGGGCGGCGCTCCTCGACGATCGGCTTCGGGTCGCGTTCGCCGAGCACGCCACGTTGACGCACCGCGGACAGGTGCTCGCGACGTTCAAGGCGCAGACCGCCCGGCGGCTCGACGTGAAGTCGCTGGAGTCCGCGCATCCGGACATTGCGTCGGCGTTCCGGCGTGAATCGACGAGCAGGGTTTTGAGGCTGAAATAAGGCGTTTTTCACACTGACAGGGGGTGAGGCATGGCAGAGGAAGTGTTGTCGGGCGAATTGGTCAGCGTCGAGGCGAGCGTGAACGCGGCGCTGGCGCAGATCACAAAGGCTGAGATCGACCAGCAGATCGCGACGGCGCACGCGTATCCGCGGAGTATCGCGAAGTTCAAGGCTCGGGCGCTGGAGATGGCGACGCTCGACGAGGAGACGGCCGAGAGCTGCATCTACAGCCGGCCCGTCGGCAAGGATCCAAAGACGGGGCAGCAGAAGTACGCCGAGGGCATGTCGGTCCGGATGGCCGAGATCGTCGGCGCGTGCTTCGGCAACCTCCGGGTTGGGGCGATGATCGTGGAGATGACTCCCCGCTACGTGAAGGCCCGTGGCTTCGCGCACGACCTGGAGACGAACTTCGCCAGCACGAGCGAGGTGGTCGAGAGCACCGTCAAGTCGAACGGCATGCCCTACGACGAGCGGATGCGGGCGGTCGTCGCGAAGGCGGCAATCAGCAAGGCCCGGCGGGACGCGACGTTTCAGGTGGTGCCAAAGGCCCTCTGCAAGCCAATCGAGGCCGCGGCCCGGCAGGCGGCCATCGGCGACGCCTCGACGATCGGAAAGCGGCGGGACGCGGTGGCGAAGTGGGTGGCTGTGCTCGGCATCGACCCGGCCCGCGTGTGGGCCTCGCTTGGGGTTGCCGGGGCCGAGGATCTCACGGTCGACCACCTCACCACGCTGACGGGCGTTCGGACGGCGATCAAGGATGGCGAGTCGACGATCGACGAGGCATTTCCGGCGATCAGCGATGGTGCCAGCGGCCCTGCTGCCAAGGCGGCAGCGGCCCGCGCGGCTGCGTTGGCGAAGAAGAAGCCAGCGGCTTCACCGGTCGCTGTTCAGGAGCTGTCGCCTGCGGACCCGAAGGCAGAGGCCATGCAGTCCCTGACGTCCGCCATCAAGGCAGCGTCCACCGTCGAGGAACTGGAGGCCATCCGCAGCAAGGCGGACGCGCACCACGATGACGGCCTGTTCGGAGACCGCGACGTGGATGCGGTCAAGTCTGCGATCTTCGGCCGGCTGGAGTCGATGACCACCCCCGACGGCGAGATCGTGGAAGGGGGTGCCAGATGAGCAGGAAGCTACAGGAGCAGCCGCATGCGGATGACTCTCGCGCCGAAGCGGATCATCGAGCCTTTGATGCTGCGGATGCGGACGACAACAAGGGGATTGTGAGGGTAGGCGGCGCCGTCGCGCCGTCCACAGAGGTTGGTCACACACACGGAGGGCATGGGGCATGAGCGCGACACGCGAACGGAGTAAGGCGAAGAAGGCGACGAAGAAGCCCGCGAACGATCCAGCCGACACGGATGCCGAGGGTGCGGCCGCCGAGCCGACCCTGGCGGAGCGTGAGCGGAGGCACTATCTGGAGATCCAGCAGCTCGAAAAGGAGTGCGAGCGGCTGGAGTCGGACTACCGGGACAAAAAGCACACTGCATCGGCGTCGAAAGCCGCGTGGGAGGCATCCGTCCTTCTCCTGCGCGAGGCGATCCGGCGCGGCCCAGATCCGCAGCTGCAGCTGCCGCTCAACGACGACTGGCTGGGCACGCCGGTCGATGAGGCGCTGGAGCTCAGCCCGCGGCAGGCCGAGATCCTCGCGGAAGCAGGGATCGCCACGGTTCGCGAGCTCGACGACCTGCGGATTGACGGCGGCGGGCTGCAGTCGCTCCCAGGAATCGGCCGGGCGACGGCGGACAGGCTGGAAGACATGCTCCTCGACTGGATTTCCGCCAACGCCCCGAAGGAATCAGACGCTTCGGACTCTGACGAGCCCGAGCGGTTCGACGACGACGACCAGGACGAAGAGGAGGGCGACGAATGAAGCTCTACAAGACAGAAGTTGCAGACGCGACGTTGACACGTGAAGGGCTCGGATGCTGGAAGACCGAGGGCGAGGCCGTCGACGTGGACGGCGTCCAGATGGTCAGGCTGCCGTACAACGTCATCGTGCCGGCCACGGATTGGTGGGGCTCCCCCGAGGAGGCCACCGAAAGCGCGGCCCGCGTCATCGAGGCTCACGGCCTGCGGCTCATCGAGCAGGCGGGGCGACTGCGTGCCGGGCTGCAGCGATCGCAGGAAGGGGGTGCTGCGTGATCGGCTACGTCATAAGCCTGTTCGGCCTGGAGGACGCGATCGAGCTACGTCGGGAGCTGAACACGGCAACGGCTGCTTTGGATCGGCAAACCCGGTGGCATGCAGAGGCCACCGCGGAGCGAGACGAGGCACGCGAACTGGTCGTGAAGCTGGAGCAGGAAAACATCACGCTCCGGAAAACCAACGGCATGTTTCGCTCGCTCATCGGGATCCTCCGCGACGTCAACAGCGAACTTGACGAACGGAACGTGCACCTGGAGCAGCTCCACGGTGTGACTCCCGGAGAGCGGCTCGCGGCGGTGCAAAACGATGCACCAGATCGGTGCACGGAAAAGGCGTCTGCGGAGCCTGCCAAGCGGTTTGAGGTCGTACCGGTAGTCGATGCGTCGGATGCGGAGGAACGACTGAGGAGCTGGGAGGGCCACGGATTGAGCCGGTGGGGAATTGGCGTGGCGATCGACATCGAGTGGCTTGATCGCCGAATCTCGGAACTGGAGGGGAAGGTGTTTACGTGAAGCACACAGACACACTCATCGCCGCCCTCCGTATCCTGTCCCGCGACATTTACTGCGAGGACGGCGTCGCCACGGCCTGCATCGCGGATGCGGCGAACCACATCGAGCGGATGCGGGACGAGCTGGTCAGGCTGCAAGGCGTCGTCTGCGATGAGGACGCCGAGTCGATTTCGCGAGTGCTGGGAGGCAAGTCATGAACGAGAGGGACACGTTTGCCGCAGCGGCGTTGATGGGGCTGCTGTGCAATCTTGAGCCGGAAGGGCGAGCGGACATGGATCGCCTGGCGCGCATTGCACACGCGCAGGCCGACGCCATGCTCCGCGCGCGTGGCGCAAGTGCCGAGAAAGACTCGGATGTTCGCGGTTCGCGAAACGCGGACACGTTGGCCTCAATTTGGATCAACTACAACGCGAACGACTACGTCCGCGTGAGGCTGACGGATCACGGCCGTGCATTGCTCAAGAAGCAGCATGAGCGCCTCAATGCGATCACGACCTATCTGCCGTACACGCCTCCGACAGAGGATGCTGATGGCTGGAGCAAGTGGCAGTTGCATCGACTGCTGAATCATTTCGGCGCACATACCGGAATGGGTATGCCGCTCTGCTTTGAGGCGACGATTCAGTTTGACGGCAGCCGTATCGATCATGACGCCGCGCCGGCGGCGAAAGAGGCAGACGCGCAGCCTAGTAGCGCTAAACGGGCTGACGGCTTCACCGGCGTAACACAGGAGCCTGTCGCGTGGGCAGTGGCCGATCCAGAAGGTCGGCCACGCGTGCTTTCATTTTCGAGGGATGACGCCGTCTGGAATCGCAAGTCGGCGAGCGAGAAGGTCTTCCCGCTCTACAGCCAGCCGCAGACCACGCTCACCGACGCGGAGCGGAAGGCGTTGGAGTGGGCTGCGCGGCTGGCCAAGTATTCGCTTGGGCTGGCCGAGCCATACGACGCCCTTAGCGGCCTGCTGGAGAGGACCGCATGAACGCGTTCGCGAGCTTCTCACGGATGCGCGGAGATAGCCAGCGTGACTGGTATCGCCAGAGCGACATCATGTCCGCGTTGCGAGCGATCGGTCCGTTCACGTGGAATGACGCGCGCAAGGTGCTGGCCGGCATGCCGCGGCCGGAGAAGAGATACGGTCACTACCGCTACACGGCCGAGCATTACGACGCGGTGATACATGCGGCGGAGAAGGAATACGGATGCACGATTGGCACAGGGATGGGTGGCAAATGAGCGACTTCTACAGACTCCGTGAACTTGTCGTATTGGTTGAGGAATGGGCACGCGACCGCGGAATTATTGAGCAGTCAACACCGCAGGCCCAACTGCTGAAAACCATGAGCGAACTTGGCGAGCTCGCAGACGCGACGATCAAGCAACGTCCCTCCGACGTGATCGACGGACTCGGCGACGTGCTGGTGACGCTGATCATCTACGCGAAGATGCAGAAGGTAACGATCCACGAGTGCCTGTCATCCGCTTACGACCAGATCAAGGATCGCCGCGGACGGATGGTTCCAGGGGGAGCGTTTGTGAAGGAGGGCGACGAATGAGCGACTTCCACATACACGCCGAATCGCGCAAGCGATGCGAGGACTGCGGTGAGCTCAAGATGCGGTCGCATTTCTACGTATTCCATTCAATGGCCGACGGGCTTTCGCCGTGGTGCAAGGATTACAGCAAGGGACGCGCCAACAACTCTCGCCTTGAAAGTCCGTTGTGTGACTGTCCGCAGCTTGGCGATCCAGGCCCAGAGAGGATCGCAACGCTGTGCCGTGAGATTCAGGGCCGCTGGACTGCTGGCCAGAGGCGGCGAGCGATTGAGCGTGCCAGAAGGGCCACTGGAGGTGTGAAGTGAGCGACTACTACCGCCCCGCCGAATCGCTCTGGGCCGACACTCCACTCGGGAGGCTCGCGAGCCATGCCGACGCACCAACTGCCTCTGTCGTTTCTTCCGGGACTGCGACTGTGCAACCGGTGCAACGCCACGATCGAGGAGCCGGGTCCGTGCCTGGCCTGTCGGTGCCCGGAGTACCGCATCATCGGAGGCTCGCCCGCCGTACCGACCCCGAGACGTCGCACGAGGCCGCGGCCGGAGTCGCCGACTTCGAGGGTGACCACCACGCCCAGATCCTCGAGGCGCTGATGCTCGGGCCGGCCGGGGCAACTGCTATCGCGAGCAGATGCGGGCTCGGGCGCGACCAGGTCGGAAAGCGGCTGTGCGAGCTGGAGCGCCGCGGCCTGGTCGTCGTCGACGGCAAGGAGCGGAACGCGAACGGGCGGACTGAGGGGCGGTACAGGAGGAGCGAGACGTGATCGTCGACCCCGACTTCTGCGACCACTGGAAAACGAGGATGCTCGTTGGCCTCCTCGATAACGACGAGGCCGCGCCAGTGTACGTCCTTCGTCTCTGGTCTCATTGCCAGAACCGCCGCAAATCCACATTCGATAGTCTTCCGGCCGAGGCTCTCAAAGCTCTCTGTCGCTTTCCTGGTCACTCCAACAAGTTGGAGGCCTCGTTGGCGGCTTCGGGCTTTGTTCGTCGCGAAGGGAAGACGCTGATCGTGTGCGGCTGGGAGGAGTACAACGCTTCGCTCCTCGCGGCCTGGTCGAACGGTTCCAGGGGCGGCCGACCGCCGAAGGGACAACATGAGGAACCCGCCGCGGCTCCTGCCGAAAAACCCACAGGTAAACCCACCGGTAAACCCACGGGTTCACGAGTAGATAAGAGTAGAAGAGAAGGGATAGAAGAAGAAGGAAAACAATACGCGCGCGCTGGCGGCGAGCCTGCGGCTGCCGGAAGCGGCGGATGGAATCCGACGCCTCCGGAGGATGCGGAAACCGACGAGTGGAGACGCCCGGGCTGGGCTCACGGCGAGTGGGCGCGGATCGTGAACGCCTGGAACGCTACCGAGCGTGCCGTGCCATGGACGCCCATCACGCCGCCAAACGGCTTTGCAGACCTTGCGGCGTCTCCGGGGTGGGTGGATGCGGCCATGACGGCGATCGGGCTCCTGCCGGCCTGCCAGCGATTCACGCGGCCCGTCCCGTGGACGCAGTTCGTCCGCGACATGGACCGGATCCTCGCCGGGGAGTTTCGCGACCCGCCCGAGCAACGTCGTGAGCTGGTCGCATCCGGTGGCGGAGCCGGTGGCCGTCCGCAGAAACGGGGGAACATGCGATGACTCGAACGACGACCAGGACGTGGCAGCAGAACTCCGATGCGATCAACGGACTCTGGCCTCACTGCCAGTGGACCGACGAGGAAATCGATCTCTGGCGGTCGGACCTGTCGCTCCTCGACCAGGACGTTCTCTTCGAGGCGATCCGCGAGGTGAAGCGGTCACGCGACACGCTCTACCCGCAGCTGGCGTGGGTGCACGCGGCCTACCGCCCGCTGGCGGCAGCTCGCCGGGCAGCGGAGAAGGCGTCCGCGGCACGCGAGCCGGTGTGCGTTGGCGAAAAGCTGGAGATCGACGCGAACGAGAGCCGGAGACTGGCGGCCGAGATCGGAGCCGAGATCGAGGCTGCCGCTCCTGCTGACGTCGATGCGATCCTCGCGAAGATCGAGGCCAACGTGGATCGCATGGACGCCGTAACTGCCGCGCGTCTGGCGTGGAGGGCCGGGAGGCGACGGCAAATTGCTGGCCCTGAGCCGATCGCTCGTCCTGGGGATGACCGTGCGTTCGCGGATGCCATCGACGTCGAGTCCGGAGAAGACACCGAGCGGCGGCGCGCGGAGCAGCTGCGGCTGTTGCGCGAGAGCGCGTGAAGGAAAGAAACGGAGGGGAAACAGTGTTCAGCGTTCGTCAAAAGCGCGAGATTGCCGACAAGGTGCAGAAGGTGCTGCGGGACACAGGGCATCCAGAGTTGCCAGAAGGCGAGATTAAGTTCTTGCTGCAGGTCTGCGGAGCGCAACACTGGTCCTGGGCGAGCATTCGCAACAACGGTGCGGTCGAGGAGCCAGACGTCAATCCGTGGAATGAGCGACAGGACCAAGGCGAGGATGTGCAGTGATGAGCATCGTCGTGGGCATCGACCCGGGGCCGCGAGAATCTGCCGTTGTGGTGTGGAACGGATCGGCAGTCGTCTCATCGGATGACCGCACGAACGACACGATGCGTGAATTTCTATGGGACTACGGTTCCATCGCCTGCGAGTGGATCGAATCGTTCGGAATGCCGGTCGGTCAGTCGATCTTCCAGACCGTGTTCGCGATCGGCGGCTTTGCTCAGCACGCACGGCTGCGGCTGATCCCCCGGCGCGACGTGAAGCTGCACCTGTGCGGTTCGCCGCGGGCCAAGGATGGCAACATCCGGCAGGCCCTCATCGACAGGTTCGGCCCGGTGGGGACGAAGAAGAGCCCCGGCCCGCTGTTCGGAATCTCGTCGCACCGATGGGCCGCGCTGGCCGTCGCCGTTACCGCGCACGACCTGGAGCGCACGGAGCACGAGGCGATGTTTCATGTCGGCGAGACAGTGGCATGAGTGAATGCGCGACCGTTGCCGAGTGCGAGCTGGTGGACATCCCCGCCGACGTCCGGATCACAATCGACGAAGAGTTTGCGTCGTTGATCCCGCCGCTTGCTGCCGACGAGCGGAAGGAGCTCGAGGTAAGCATCGTCGCGCACGGCGGCGCCCGCGATCCGCTGATCGTCTGGGATCGTGGCGATTGGCTGCCGCCGATTCTGCTCGACGGACACAACCGCGTGGAAATCTGCTGGCGGCTTGGGCTCCCGTACACGGTCAAGGGAATCCGGTTCGGGACGAAGGAGCAGGCCCTTGCGTGGATGCGGCGAAACCAACTCGGGCGCCGTAACCTGTCGCGAAATGCTTTCATGCTGATGCTTGGCGATCTCTACAACCGCATGGATGTAGCCGGCCGGTGGCATCCATCGCGGAAGGGCCGCAGGGCAGGCGAGCTTGCCCGCGAGCACGGCATCGACGAGAAGAGCGTGAGGCGAGCCGGGAAGTTCAGGGCATCTGCGGAGAAGCTCGGCGTCGTGGAGGAGATTGCGTCCGGCAAGATCAAGGCCACGGTCGATAGCGTGATCGCGGTGGCAGCAACGCTCCCCGCAAAGCCATCGAAAAGTGACATCGATTCAGCCATACGCGGCGGACTTCATCGCGTCGCCGTTCGCCCAAAGAGCGATTCAAGGCAGCGGCCATCGCAGTCCTGGCTGCTCCCTGCGGATCCAGCCGACTGCTTGAAAGCGATCGACTTCTACGCACGCTCGTACATGGTGCGGGCGCCGCGAGAGCTGGAAGAACTGACGCGACTTCTCGAACGTCTCGTGGACGAGGCGACGGTTCACATGTGCCATCATGACGGGTGACTTCCATGAGTGACGAGCGCGAGCGTCCAGCAACGCTGGCAATAGCGCATGGCGACCAGGTGCTCGCGTACATGCGAGACAGCAGCCCGTTCTCCGCAGTGTTCCCCCAAGTCTGCGCCGACTTGCTGGTCGAGTTTGCCCTCGTCGGTGTTTCGTTCGTGACCGAGATTGGCAATGAGATCGATGACGAGCCAGTCGCAAGGCGGGTGGTTTACGCGCTGCTCGACAAGTACGGAACGTCCCAATGCAGCGACCGATGCTGCGCGATGCTGGCGCTGAGCGACATGTACGGACGGATTCCGTAAAGGCCGCGTTTTTCGCTGTATCCCGAGCGTCACAAAATTGGGATGGCGTCTTTGGGACGGATCGATTCAATGGAAACTCGCACCCCCCCCCATGCAGGAAGACCCGTGAATCAACGCACTCTCGTTCAGCCGCTGAACATGAAAACGACGCGCCTACATCCAGACCTGTCGCTCGGGTTCGCCGCTCTCGCGCCGATCGTCACCGAGGCTCGGGCGTTCGTCGAGTGCGGGAAGTACGACCGGGCGCTCGACGCGCTCACGGTTGGCTGCAAGCTGATCCGCGAATGCACGGCTCCCTGTGTCACGTGCGACCTCACACCGGGCTGCGAATCTGCAGCCCACTCCCCCGGCATGGACGCCGAAACCTGGGTAACGCCCAGGCGGACCGGTTGTCCAGCGTGCACGGAGGACGCGGGTGCGCAGGATCACAGTATCGCCCCAGGACCAGACCCGATTCGCTGAGATGTGGGCAGGCGGCATCGCCGTCTCGGTCATCTGCGGCGAGCTCGGGCTTTCGACGGACTCGGTGAGGAAGCTGCGAATGCGGCTCGGCCTGGTCGCGCGGACGGCGCGGACCCGGGCGGCACCTATCGCGGATCCCGTGCCGCCGACACCCCAGGAGATTCGCCGGGCCACGCGAGCCCTCCGCGAGAAGCACCTGGCAAGGCGCCGCGCGGAGGCCCCGCAGAAATACCGCGACGACGACGAGATGGGGGGGCGGGTGTTCCGAGACTCGGTGCTCGACGGCGAGCGACGAGATGGGGGAGCGTCTGTAGGCTCCGAATAGGCATAGCACTCGGAGAAAATCGCCGTGATCTCGTCTGCGCCTGTGGCGGCTGCGACCAGCCTCGATTCCGGATTGCTCTCCAAGGTCCACGCGTTCGTTGAGACGGCAAAGTCGTCTGCTGCCGACGGACTCACGTGGGTGGAGTTCGGCGACCTGATGCTCGCGTTGCTCCGTCTGGTCGTGTCCGCGCTCGACAGCGTGAAATCCATGACGGGCGCGGAAAAGAAAGCGTTCGCGCTGGAGGCCGTCGGCAGCCTCTTCGATGCCGTCGCGGATTACGCGGTTCCGGTCTCCGTCTACCCGATCTGGCTGATCGCGCGGCCAGCCGTCCGTGTGCTCGTGCTCGCCATCGCGTCTGGGTCGCTCGAGCAAGTCCTGCCGCTCGTGAGGGTCGCGTGATGCCAGCCGGCGTGATCGACCAACTCCGCGCACTACGCGACTGGGCGCCGGCCATCGGCTACGCCAGGCGGTACTCCGCCGCGGCCAATGAGGCCGAGCGGTCCAACGTCATCGCCGATGCCCTGGAATGGGCCGCCTCGCGGACTGCCGGCCGGCTCGACGACCGACTGGCCTCTCGCGTTGCCGACATCCTGCGGACCCCGCAAGGTGTGGCCCTCGTCCGCGAAGTGCTCTCAATCGTCGATTCTCTCCCACAGGAGCCAGCCGCGTGACCATCCTCCAGTACGTCCAGGCCGTCGGTGGCGTCGTGCTCGTCTGCTACGCCGTCTGGCTGATCGTTTCGCGGATGCGTCCGTGGTTCCATCCTAGCGAGCGGGCACCGGTCGACGACCTCCGGCTCGTGATCGACCTTGCCGCGCGGCTGCGGGACAAGGGCCACCACGAGGCCGTGAAGGTGTGCGAGCAGCTCACGCACGAGCTGCTGAAGCCGGCGGAGCAGACTCAGCCGTGAAGCCCGTCGCGCTTATCGCCGCCGGCCTACTGCTTCTCAGCCTGTCGCTTCCGGCCGGCGTGGGCGGCCGTGTCGTGTCCGCCCCCACAGCGGCGGTCTACGTGTACGAAAAGGACGCGTCGGCGATCCCGACTGGCGTGACCGTGGGCATCAACCGGCTGAACCGGGAGCGGCAGATCGTCGCCACGCTCATGGAGGACGACACCACCGACGGCCACGGCGACGTCCCCGACCAGTACCGCGAGGCTCTCGACGCCGCCAGGAAGGCTGGCATGCCAGCTCTCGTGGTGCTCTCCGGCTCCACCGTGCTGTCGGTCTTGCGCGCCCCGACCGATGCCGACGCGATCGTGAGGGCCGTGCCATGACGATCGACCCAAAACTGATCGACGTCTTTCCGGACCAGCACGACGGCTACCCGGACCATCTGGCCGCAGAGGACACCACCGACGCGCTCCGCGACGCGTGCGGGTCAGCAAGCCGCGAGTTCCCCGAGTCGCTCTGGATCGAGCCGCGCGAATGGGAAGAGCGGGCCGCGGAGAACGACCGGCACGGCCTGTGGGCGATGAATTTCCTGTCGCGCTACACCAACCAGCATCCGACGCACGAATGCGCGTCGCACAGTCTCGTGAGAAACTTCGAGGCTGCCCGAAACCGTGCCCGCGGTGTGATCTTCCCCGACGGACCGAAGAAGGGGTTTCGCTACCCAGAGTCTGCTGAGTTCGGGGACGTGTGGATGTCTCCGCTCTCCGTCTACGCCGAGCTGAACCCAGACAAGTGGGGAGGCTCGAACGTTCGGCAAAACCTCGAGCTGGCCTGCCGCCGCGGAATTCTCCCAGACACCACGCAGCCGCGTGATTACGGATTCAAGCACACGCTCATCGGCACCAGCGGCGAAGGCAACGAGAACCAATCGCATGGCCGGTGGGTTCCGCTGTCGAAGTTTCCTGAGGGCTGGCGCGAGACGGCTTCACACTTCCGGCCGTTGGAGGTGATTTTCCCGGAGAGCTACGAGCAGGCCGTATGCCTGTTGCTGCACGGAATGGCCGTGAGCGTTGGGAGACGCGGGCACGCTGTCCCATGGGCGCGGTGGATCGCTGACAAGCGACTGCACGAGTATCCCGACAGCTACGACATCACGCGGTACGACTCTGAGAAGACCGCACGCTCCGCATGGCGGGGGTCGTTCGCCATCGCGTCGGTGACCTTGCCTGACGACTGGAGCCGGCCCGCCGGGTGATGCAATGCGTTTCGTGCTCGCCATGCTGATCGCCACGTTTACGGCCGCCGCCGCCGGGGCGACGTGCGATAACTGCCACGGTTCGCGCGTCGTCGGCCCCGGCCCGGTGCGGTTCGCCTGCCCGGTGTGCGAGGGCACCGGCGAGGTGTCGGTGGTCGAGCATCCTCCCGTGGTGCTGTCGGACGCGGAAGCCGCCGGCCAGCCCCGGCCGGTTGTCGCCCGCGTGACGTCCGCCAACGGCAACCTACGGCACTCCGGGTCGGGCGTGCTCGTGGCTGCCAGCGGGTCGACGGCCACCGTGCTCACGAACTGGCACGTGGTCGATGAGGCCCGGGACGGCATCACCGTGGCATGGCCGGACGGATCGCGAGCCGCAGCCAAGCTGATCGCACACGACCGCGTCTGGGACTTGGCCGCGCTCGTCGTCGCCCGGCCGGTGGCCGAGCCGGTCGCCTTGGCGGCACAGGCCCCGAAGATCGGCGACAGGCTCACGATCGCTGGCTGGGGGCCGAAGGGTGTCTACCTGGAGCAGACAGGGGCCGTGATCGATTACGTGTCGCCACGGGACGTGACCCACCGGCAGATCGTCGAGATGCGGGCCGCAGCCCGGAATGGCGACAGCGGCGGCCCCATGTTCAACGCCGACGGCGAACTGGCCGGCGTGCTGTTTGGCCACCTGGACGGCCGGACGTTCGGCAGCTGCTCGACGCGAGTGGCCGCGTTCCTGGAAGGTGCCCGCGTCGCCGCGGCCCCTGCCCCATCCCGGGCCGTGTGTGCCGACGGGAGGTGCCAGACGCGATGAGCGGCACAGATGCACTGCGGGACGCCCGCGACCACGTCTGGGAGGTGCTCGGCTCCACGCCTGTCCGACGGGCGATGCTGGGCCGCGAGCGGTCTGATGCAATCGTTCGCGTGGCCCTGAGCGAATGCCAGGCAGCCAAGGTCGCCGGCCCTGGCCTGGCTCGTGCCGTGGAGCAGCGGGTTCGCGCGCGGTATCGCGACCGCGACGGGTTCGCGTTCATGTCGCTCCTGATCGCGTGGGCCATTTCGGCAATCGTGCAGGCGGTTGTGGCCCATTGGCTCAACAACAGGGAGAGCGGCCAGTGACGCAAGAGACGAGCGACAAGATCGACGTCGGCATCCGCGTGCTCAGGGAGTTCGGCTTCCCGTGCCTCATGCTGTCGGTGGTCATGTGGTGGGGCCATTTGGCAGCCATCACCATCCACGATTCCGTTGTCGTGCCGTGGATCGAATCGCATACCGAATTCGTGAAGGCGACGTCGGAGACCCTGAAATCACTTGGCGAGACTCAGGAGCGGCAGGCGGCCACGCTCGAGGAGATCGCTACCGGCCAGCGGGACATCCAACGCGTTCTTGAAAAGGGAGGCTGATATGCCGCTGATCAACGGCGGCCCCGGCCGCCAGGACTTCACGTTCCGTGCTGGCGACACGTTTCGCACTGAGGTCGATTGGTCGATTGACCTCAGCGGGTATTCGGTGACAAGCGCCCTGGTTTCGCTTGTCAACGGAGCGACTTTGGCGGCGATCCCGACGACGTTCGTGGATGCGGCGGCTGGTCGTGTTGGCGTGGCATTTCCTGCCATCGACGTCGCCGGAACATACGGCTGGACGCAGACGTGGGTCGCACCAAACGGCGACACGAGAACCGGCCTGGTGGGCTACGTCGAGGTGACGCCATGAGCAAGATCGAGGCGAATGTCTCGGGCGTGCAGGGCATCACCGCGAGGGTGGTCGGCGACGGAATCGTGGCGACAGTCAGCGGTGTCGGTCCACAAGGCCCGGACGGACCGCCCGGCCCCAGCGGCGCGTCTGACCTGACGATCACCGGCGGAACGGTATCCCCGCTCGTCCTCGAGCTCACTCAGCAGGTGGCCCCATGACCACGT